GAGAAAGAGAAAGACGCCAGTGGAGTTAAAAAGGCGGGGGCGCCGTTTTGGTTCACTGACCCCAATGTGCTCCTGTCGCCGAGTCATATACTCGAATTCTTCCCTACCGAATCGATGACCTATGAGGAGAAATTGAATGCGGTGTCTCGGACGGTTATTCTGCTTACTTTAGTCAGTTTTATTCTTAGTCGGAACATACGGCTTTTGATTATTGGACTCGTTACTATGGGCGCCATCTATGTCATGTATATTTATCGCCTGGGAGATGGTAAGAAAACCGCGGAAGGTTTCGACGACGTAGGTACGGCGTTTTTGAGCCAGAATCGGATTCCAATACCTTTAGATGCTTTTGACGCACCGAGTTCGAAGAACCCCTTTGGCAATGTCTTAGTGACGGATTACGATTATAACCCGAACAAGAAGCCGGCGGCGCCGATAGATGATTTAGGCGTTCAGGGCGATATATTGAGCCAGGCCAAGAATTTGGTATTGGAATCGAATCCGGGACAGACCGATTTAGCCGATAAATTATTCTTGGATTTAGGCGACCAATATGTCTTTGAGCAATCGCTGCGACCATTTAGCTCGAACCCGAGCACGACTATACCGAACGACCAGGGGGCATTTGCCGAATTTTGTTATGGTAGTATGATTTCGTGCAAAGAGGGCAACCAATTCGCCTGCGCGCGCAATTTGTCGCGTCATACCAACTAGGGCGGGGAATCCTTTCGTTGAATGGATACGCGCGCGCAGATTTGGTAAATCGAGAAATCCGTGTTCGGCAATTTACTATTATAATGATTGCGTTTTTACAAAGTCATGGGTTATACTCGCAAGTTATATAATATATAATAATCATATATATAAGATGTCTATTACCAGCAACTATACTTTCAATAATTTAGGCCGTCTCGACGCCGACCCTACTGACAAGAGTCAGAATACTCTTCAAAATACGCGTTTTGCGAATTATACCTTGTCCAACTTCTTTAGCGATTCTGTATCGGATTCGCATATTAGTTTTGCCACCGCACAAAAGGCGGTTATGATGAATAGTGTGGGTGGGGGTGCGGGCATTTCCGGCTCCGTCATTGACGAAGATTCCCGACTATTGATAAAAACCCAGGAAGAGCGACCTTTAGAGAAATTGCAATTGATGCAACGTCCGTATCTGTCCATTCCTTATTTAGGAAGGGGGTCGTGTGACCCGGTGCTCGAATCGCAGTTGCAACAGGGCGAGGTTGTTGCCGATAAGAAGAGTGTATCTACAGTGATGGAAAAGAGCTTTATGGGATATTCTTTGTACCCGACTGATTCACACATGCAGGAGCATGTGGCGAATCCGGCGTTTACTGTCGAGGAAGCGGCCATGACGGGGTGGGTCCGTGGAGGCGTTTCGACCCGCGAAATGGCGATGGACCAGAACTTTAGCCAAACTCACCGACCTTCGGACAAATTCTATTAATTTTGATTTTTGATATTTAGATGAACTTTATGTAAACATGTATGCTATTATTGTATGCATGTTTAATTGACCTTTCTGGGTCGAAATGACGTTGCGAAAATATTTAGGCGTATTTTTCGACCCAAATATGTATCGGGGTGTATATGTTTTATACCATTTCGCATTTAAAATGTGTAATGTAATGTTGCATTTATACTCATTTATTGCCCAATTGGGGGAAATAAATGGGAAAAGGTGTAAAACGGGTTGGTTGCGTTCTAAAGGAACATGGAATAAATTAAAAATATCTTGATATTATATAATTGAAAAAATGGATCCTAATGCAAATAATGGTCAACAAATTCCAGTAGAAGAAGGAAAAAAACTAAACGCGGGCAATTTAGAAGAAACAGGACTAAGAGAAGGAGTTATTGGAGAAGACGAAAACCAAAATGGCAACAGAAAAGATTTACAACAAGACAATTCACAAGTAGGAGAAGGAGTTATTGGAGAAGACGAAAACCAAAATGGCAACAGAAAAGATTTACAACAAGACAATTCACAAGTAGGAGAAGGAGCCAGTTCAAGCTCTACATTACAAAATCAAGTCTCAGCACCAACAACAGGAGCAAAGTTTGACAACGTAGACGTAATACCATCACCACCACCACAACAACAAACTACCGTAGAACCCTCCACCATTGTGGTTGCATCGATGTCAAAAGAACAATCTAACGAATCCGAAGTACAAGTGTTAAAAGATATAAACGTATCAATAGGTAGAAACAATACAACAACAGTAAGTATATTGAAATTAAATAAGGATGTTTATTATTCACAAATCGGCGGTACGGTTGTTAAACATACGATAAACGTTTTAGATGACACCAGTGATGAAAAAAAACAAGTTAATGGATTTATCAATTTAGGAAACGATAAAATAGATAGAGAAAAAGTGAAAAATGCCCTTGACGTATTCAACGGTGGAAAGAAAAAGAACAGCAAGAAGCGTGGTGCGAAGCGTAGTATAAAAGGTGGTAATTCCACCTCTCTGACCGGTGCGCCATTCACTGGTGGAAGAACTCGTGGTCACAGGGGAAAAAATGGAAAATACGGCAAAAAGAAGTCAATGAAGACGTATTGGGGTGGCTCGGATATTGGCACTAATACTGGCGCTAATACTAGCGCTACGACCCTGTCTCCAGCCTTATATAAAGGCGGGTCAGAAAAGATGGCAGGTGGCAACAGTGCTCCTACTGTTCCATTATCATCTGACCTCCCTGGTTATACTCCTAATTCGCTTGCCACTACTGCATCTGCATACGCCGGTGGAAAGAGACGGTCGAAGAAATCAAAATCGACTAAGAAGGGAAAGAAAGCTAAGAGACACACCCGCAAATAAATAATCGCAATTCAATGATATATATTATTTCAAACAAATAACATATAAACATACCCCCTTTTATTTAGCCATAATGCCACTGACAATTCAAGACATCGATGTCTGTTATACAAATAACAAAGAATATCGCCAATGCATACGCAAAGTGTTTGAAATGGCGTCAACCAAGGCAGACCAGTCGCCACCAAATACATTGGACCAAGACGATTTAGAGACAATGGACGAGCAGGACTACGACGAGGACGCCGCCGTACGCACACTCGACCACATTGTCGAAAATACGGAGCAATACCCCCTTTTCCAAGAATTGTATTTGACGGCCGCCGCCCTCATGATTTCGCAAGACACCAAAATCGGTATTTCCGTCCTTTTTTCCTATGACTATTTCCAATACTTTTACCCCCTACTCTTAGTATTTAAGCGAAATCCCGAGGACTTGACCGAAACATCGCCGGCCTATTTATTGTTGAAAGAAAAAATAACCTGAGAATATACATAGAATGGCTTCCACTTCGAATCGCAATACCCCCGGTAATTATCAATTAGAGCAGCGTGCCTATAATGAAGGAGTTCAGTATAATACCTACACAGGATATGGTGTTCCGACAGTGACCTATTTGCCGGGTGATGGGCTATTGGGTGCCAGAATCGCGAGTGAGAATTTGTCCTATAATGCCCGTGACGTCGAGTCAATGTTGTTCGGTATTGGGTCGACCAATTTAGTCGACCCGCGCCCTGAGGTGAGTCCGAGACCGAAATCGAACTTGAGTATGAATCTTATTACGCGCATTCCGGTGATTTTGCCTGCACCATTGGAAGTGAGGACGAGTCAACGGCCTTATCCGATGGATTAGCGTAGTGTAGATTAGCGTAGTGTAGATTAGCGTAGTGTAGATTAGCGTAGTGTAGATTAGCGCAATATAATAATCTTTAATCTCATGACCAAAATTAGCCATGAGATTTACTCTATTGTATATCAACTATATCCAAGGGTGTAATATCAGTCTTAGTGTTTCTCATTTTAGGTTTTCAATATACACTAAACATTGGCCTTATAACTATTCATGTCAGTAGTAAGTTTATTTACAAGTTCATTCAATGTTTTTTTATCGGTTGATGTGAGACCAGTTATTTTAGTTAATGACGTTTGTATGGCGGCAATGTCTGCAGTTATTGTATCAATTGTTACAGGTGAAGCCACAGGTGAATCTACAGTCGCGGTACTAGCAGAAACAGAATTACTGGAAGTACTTTTAGCAGCAGTAGATGCAGTCGCGGTACTAGCAGAATCAGAATTACTAGAAGTACTTTTATCAGCAAGACCCTCGCGGGCAAACCCATGAGCATGGACATAAAAATAGCCACCAACTAAGATGACGACAGCCACCACAGTTAGAATGACTAAATTCGATTTCTTAAAGAAGTTGGCCGTTTTCTTCATTATATATTACCATAACATAATAATACTCGCATATTGGGCCCGTTTTTCGAAGGTAGTTACTTGCATAAAATTGAATACATTACTGATAAAAATACTATACAATTAACGACCACAATGAGCTATATTATTTCCAAAGAAGAAGCAGAAAAGAGTGCGACCGAATGGCTCGGTCCCGGCAGTTCACTCATGAAGGACTGGCTAATATCTGCTATAATGGATAGAAAGCAACACCGAGATATTGGAAAGGTTCTAGCGTATGTTTCGGAAATTCACGTAAATCAATGGATTTCTGAACAGGCGGGTCGTCCGATTAAGACTGTAACTGGAGAATCATGGGATGGCATTACAGATGATGATAAACCAAAGGTGCGAAACCAAATCAAGTTTCGCATGGATGCATGGCATTTCGAGACTACACGACGTAACTCGGCGAAAAATGCAGAAACAAACGGAACCGGCCATATTGCTTATCGTAAAGATGAATTTGATATGGTTGCCATTTTCAAGCCAAGTCCAACATTTGGAATTACCAACTCTACTATTCGGTGTATTCCCGTATCTGCTCTAATAAATCCAAGTAAACCCGACCAACTTGTTACATATATTCCTATGGCGATTAGAAAGATTTACGACAGCGAAGCAAAGACGAGCGAGGTAATCAAGACACTTTATCAAACACCTCCTTAGCCTCTGGATTTATATCAAACAATACATAATTCCTCTTTAGATTTTTACATGCTCTTCCCAGCGTCCCCGAACCGGCAAATGGGTCTAGACATGTATCCCCTTCTGCGCTGTAGAGTGATAATATGCGTTCGAGTAATTTTACCGGTTTTTGGGTTGCATATTTTGTTTTTTCTCCATTCTGAATGGATGAAATGTCATCCCATGTATCGCGAACGGGAATTCCTTGCATTTCATCCATGAATCGCTTAATACGTGGAATTCCCTTTTGATTGTATTCTAGCCGATTGTCATCGTCCAATTCTCTCATTTTTTCTTTCGAAACGTACCATTGGCGCGTATGGCCCTTCCACTCATATGTAAGATTTGGACGCGGATTAACTTCTGGTTGGGAGTTATGCGCGGCAGATGTGCTGTATAATTTTTTATGGATAGGACACTCTTTTTGCGTCTTCTTATACTCTTCACTATAGGGTTTGTATAACGGAAAGAACTTCGACCTCGCGCTTTTACCATAAACAATTATCGTATCGTGATTTCTACCGAGTTGATACTTATTTTTAGCGTTCCCACCGCTGTGCCAAACAATCTCATTCTGAAAGTTCGACTCGCCAAACAGTTTATCGCATATTACGCGAATATGGTGCGAAATACGTGGCTCGACGTGTATTATTATATTTCCGTCTTTCTTCAGTACTCGGTGACACTCTATGAGACGCTCCTCCATAAATTTGGGGAAGTCGGCGAATTTATCTTCAAAATAATAGAAATTTCTGCCGGTGTTGTACGGCGGGTCCATATAAATCATATCGATACATTCGTCCGGAACGCTCTTTAATAGTGTTATATTATCGCCAATGGTATAACTATTTTCGGAATATGCGCCGATTTCTCTCGAAACGGTCTGTGTAATATTATTTGCCGGTTGAAGCATGGCAATTAGCTGAGTCTTGGACTTACCGCTTATGCCTTTAATCTTGAGTTCATTGCATAACGCCTTCAGTTCAGTAACAGTCTTTTTAGTGTAATCCATTTTTTGGATATAGTGTTACTTCTTTGTATAGGTTCAATTTTATATTATATATAGCCCTAAATCTTTAAGTCAATTCGAGGGTTTTCACCCTTCACCCTATAATGGAGGTTTCATATTTTCGCATATTTGATACGATATAGCAGGTTCCAATCCATTCAATATGCACCCTAAATGTGGCATATTGAATGATACTCACCCATTAGGCCTGTTTATCAATGACCTCATTTTCTAGAACGGCGTCGGTCGTATCGTCGACGTGTTTGATAGTATGTCGCGTATTCGTTTTTGTCCGATTCTTGAAACTCGTATTTTTACCCCGGGGGTGGCCGACGATTTCCGACTTGAGTACTACAATATTTTCCCGTTTTTCTGGCTCGGTTGCCGGTGCCGGTTTGTCGGCTGCACCGCCGTCTACTTCGTCGTCACCCGAAACCGACGAATTCTCACTCCCGTATTCCAACGAATTCAACATTTGCGATATAGTATCGCGAAAAGCCGAATATAAATTGGACGATTCGGGTAATTCGTCGAGTTGCTCTAAATCGATGGTCATATGGTCGGTCAACGTGTCGAAATTGCCATCTGGTCCCATTTTCAGGGGAATTCGGACAACGGCCAAAAGATAAGTGGGTTCCATATACACTTTTCAACAAAGATTCTCTTTATTCTATTTTCGGAGGTATACCGAATAAATAGGTATACCGAATAAATAGGTATACCGAATAAATAGGTATTAACAGTCAGTGTAATTTTCATATTTACCCGTATTATCGCTAAATCCGTCACGCTGTTTCCCTAGACGCGTCTTGAAGCAATACCATACATCCCGTGTTTGTAGCGGTTTCCATACCTGGTCATTGGCATATAGCCAGTGTGCACCCGTTTCCGCTAATTTTGGAAACGCGTCTTCAAAAAGTCCGATTAGCGTATCATAATATCGCGCATTGACAATATATCCCGACGCGGTCTGCACCTCTTGTGACCGATAGAGGAAATCGTATTCGGAATCGGCAACCCGTTTCAAGTTATATGAAATCATACACACATCATAATCGACTTCAGAATCGAAGAATCGGACCAACTCTGATTCGACGACCTCCCGGGATTCTAAAAAGGTGAAATCATCCTCCAAAATGAGAACATTTTTATAACCACGTTCCTTTGCCATTTTCAACACGGCCAGATGGGAATAACCGCAGCCCAATATACCCATACCGGGCGTTTCGATGGCGTCAAAACGCTCATAAATGAGTCCATAGTCGTCCAATTCTTTCTCTATTTGTTCGCGACGGTCGGTGCGTTTAGCTAAATTGATGTATATGATGCGGTCGATATGGTTTGACATGTATTGTTGTATAAATATACCTGTCAAAAATCTTTATATTATATTGCGGGGATATAATTGAAAAGGGAATTTTCGTATACGGTTGCGCGGAAGGAGTGATTATATCCTTCTACATGAACGATGTCGCCGGTATTCAACTCGTCGCAGCCATATTCACCCGATGCATTTTGGCCGCGGAATTTGATGGGGAGTTTGGTATTTAGCGAACCCGTATTCGATATAGTATAATATTGGTATTTCTGTCTCCCGTTCATAATCCGACGCCCCATGAGGGGGAGAATGAGGTCACTCCCTTCGGTCGTTTTTGTCAAAATGCCGAGTTGGGAATAGGAGAGTGCATATCCACGGGATTGGACATTGATTGGTATAGCGGGACTTGGCGAGGCCATATTCGGAACGATGGCCATATTCGGAACGATGGCCATATTCGGAACGATGGCCATATTCGGAACGATGGAGGGTAATCCGCGAATATCGCCTGAATCGGTGGGGAAATAGACACCGTCGTTTTTGAGAGGAGGCGAATAGGGGTCATTGAATGGGTCCTGTCGGGACGCAATGCCTCCGGAAAAGAGGACATTCATCATACCTTGGCCTTGACCTTGACTCAAACCCGAACTAGGTATTACGACCTGATTTCCAACTAAATTCGGCGAAACGTACCCAGAATATGAACGCGCTGGATTCGACGTTGAGCCATAAAATACGATATAATACAAATAAACGACTAAAATAGCAAGAATACCGAAAAGAAGGGGGAACCAATTCTTGGAATTGACATAACTATTTGATTTTCGCGGAGGCATTTATATTAGATGGATATTTGTTTTACTTAATTTAGGAATTCCAAATGCCAACCTCCATCGGTAATATTCATTATCACTCAATCTGCCGAGTTTAGGATACAAGTCAAGTATTGCAAAAATCACATGTTTTATCCAACCCGCGTTGACTATTTAGAAGAAATAGTCGATTATAATAATTATGTAAGTATAATGTATATTTAATATGCCTTTTGGTAATCTTTTTGGAACTAAAAAGAATAGTGAAACAGAATCAAATGAAAAACCTAAACCGCCTAGTGTATTTAGTAGATTTCTTGGTTCTAAAAACAATGGTCAACCACATAGAGATACAGATAATAATACAGATATAAATACAGTTGTATCAGACATGTCAATAAATACGCAAAATAATGATAATAATGATATGCCTTGGCGTGATGATTCAAAAACAGATGCCCAAATATTAGCATCAGCACAGGAAGAATCAATTGACTTACCCGCACAAAAAGAAGAATCACAAAGTGAGGATGAACTTGCCGAAAAAAAGTCCAATTTACCAAAATGCAAAGATTCGATATATAACGCGGCAAGTGTCGTTTATACGCCAGATGTCGATATGAATGTATTATCTCAAAAATATGATGGGTTTTTTAGGTCACAGGAAAGACTTACTGCTGCTTTAGCTAAAACCTTTGGATTTATAACCGCAGCACTAAATATTGCGGCCCCCCCCGCCGGTCTGGCAGCAGCACTTGTAACTGTTCCACTTGTTACTGCCATAAGTGGATTTCTTAATTTTTATGTCGGTCGATTTGTTAAAACGAAAGAATTGTATTATTTATCGTCTGCCTGCTTAGGGTTTACATGTAATATCATAGAGGATGTTCGCGAAATGAAAGCTTTTTATGATATGGAATGTAATATTATTACCCCAGAAGTAAAGGATGAAAATGGTAAAATATCAAAACCGGCCGTAAAACGATTCAATCCCGATGCAGCAACCCTAGCGGTTATTCAACAAAACTTGTTTAAGTTTTTGTTTCTTTTGTTCAACTTTATCAATTTTGAATATTTAGCATATAATGAGGAAACATATGCAACTTGGACAGAACGTGCACTTACTGGTTCTAGCAGAGGTTTTTCAGAAAATAATTCTACAATGTTTAAAACGTATTCATATACAAATAAAGAAATTGATAATGTAAAAAAACTAGTAGATAATGCCAAAACTATCAAAACTGAGACCATTCAGGCTGAACAAGCGGCAGAAAAGGCTAAACAAGATGTTAAAAATACCAATGCTAATGTTGAATTTACCAAAGCCGAACTTAATAAAGCTGAAAATGAATCGAAGGAAGCTAAAACGAAAGCAGATGAAGCTGCAAAAGAGTTGGCCGCAGCTAAAGATAATGCAGCTAAAGCTGAAGAGGAATTGGTCAAAGCTAAAGAGAATGCAGTCGCAGCAGCCGATATTGTATCCAGTGCCGAAAATATTTTGGAAAATGTTAAAGAGATAAAAACAAAAATTCCAGAAAATAAATTAATAGATAATACTGTAAAAGACCTTGAAAAATTTATTAAAATACGACAGGAAGATTTATTACATTTAAATAAAAAAATGGAGGATGGTGAAGCTTTAAGTAAAGCCCAAAAAAAAGTAGACGAAGCTGCTAGATTAATGGACATATTAAATGATGCCAATGCCACTTTTAAAATGAAGAGTAATGCTCTCAAAAAGAAGAGGGATGATTCAAATAAACAAATAAAAAATGGATTCCAAAGACAAACGCTCAGCAGTGCACAACGCGAAGCTGAAGGAATTCTAATGCGTGCCATGTATGATAAACGTGGTGGTAATGGCAATAATGAGCTAGATAATTTACAGAAAGAATTTAATATTTTTCAAGATTTATGTACAGAAGTAGAAAATTTATATGAAGAAATACAAACAAAATTGACTGAAATGAATAATAATGAAGAAAAATCCAAGGATTTAGTCGACGAAGAAAAAAAGAATTATATAAATTCAGCAATTATTAAAGCGACTGAAATGATTGAAGAATTAGGTAATATTAAGAATTTGATAACCAAAATTGAAGAACAAATAAAAATAATAGAGGAGTTGTTAAATAAATTTCAGAAAAATGCAGACGAGGTGGCTAAAACGGCAGACGAGGTGGCTAAAACGGCACAAGAGGTGGCTAAAACGGCAGAAGAGGCGGCTAAAAAGGCAGAAGAGGTGGCTAAAAAGGCAGACGATGCGGTCAAAAAGGCAGAAAAGGCAGAAGAGGCAGCTAAAACGGCAGAAGAGGCGGCTAAAACGGCAGACGATGCGGCAAAAGTTGCGGTTGAAAACGTAAAAGCTAAAACAGACAAAAGTCTGGATAGTGTTAATCGTATGAAGGATGAATACTTGAATGCCATGACTAATTCAACACAATATGGCAAAAAAGAATACTACCGTATATTATCCAAATTACAAAAAGATACATCGGAATTTTCGAGTGAAATTTTAAAAGGTACGAAAGATTTTATTACTGAAACCCGCAATTTATTGGTTGAGACGGGAAACAATATTACAGTTAATATTAAAAAATTTGAAAATAAAGAAGGAGATAAAAAAACTATATTTAAAACTATATCATCATTATTAGAAAATATAAACGCTTATTTAAAAGAGATAAGAACAAAGGCCACCCCAGTGAATATTAATAATAATAATAATGTAACCGACAATATATCAATAATTGAAGACGTACTACATGCGTTACAAGTTGCAATAAATGCAGCAGAAGAAATACAATCCGCTATAACAAAAAACCTTCTTATTATTACAGAAGGTATACTATACCTTAACGCAGATAAATTAATAAAAAAAGCGACTGAATATAAAAAAGATTATCAACGTCAAAAAAATTATTACAATAGTCTTGTATCTTATTCTGTTGCTGCTGCTGCTTCAACAATCGCTACTCCTGCTACTCCCGCTACTCCCGCTACTCCTGCTACTCCCGCTCCGGTCAATAACAATCCAAGTGATTTGTCAAAAGGACTTAGTGTCTTCAAAGCCGGATTTACCGGTGCAAATATATATTTGTTTCTTTTTGGTTTATTTTCAAAAGTGTCATTTGTAACATATAACTACGATATAAGTGATGGTAAAATAAAAAATGTAGAAAGATCAATGTTTACCGACGAAAACACGAGTACTGCCCCAGGAGAGAGATTTTATAGGTATTCTACTACACAGTGTGGAAATATGAGTGGATATGCACTTTTCGAAAGACATATGTTAAGGCAAAAAGATAGATTGACTGCAGGAGACCAGGGCAAGACCCGTAAAGACATAATAATAAATGGTTTTCCTGGAAGACAAACTCAAAAAGCGAGTGATTTTGCAAAGGGGGTTGGAAGGAGCGTGAAGGGTTTATACAACATGTTTCGTGGTGGAAAGGGAAAGAGACAAACACATCGTAAACAAAAAAGTAAACGTATACAAACACCATATGAAGTATTAAAAACAATGGTAGGTGGAGATGAAGGTTGCATTGTTGGATTTAACGATTGTAATAATTTTAATGATATTACTATGCGTATGATGGAATATAAAGTAAGATTGATGATAAATTCGTATCATAAAACGATAAAAACTGGAATAGATGAAGAACTATTCGACAAATACGGTGATCCAGATCCAATTAAAACTTTTTCAGGCCCACCCACCGTTGAAACATCTAAGGCATATTTTGTTAATCAATTGAGACGTTTTTGCCATGAATTGAATATAACGGCAACACAATTAACATTTTATGAACCACCGAAAGGGAAAATGGGATTGCTTTCGTCGTGGGTAAGCGGTTCAGTAAATCAGTATTACAGAGAAATGTTACGTGAATATACCATTATGACTGGGAACTTTTCATTGATTGTCTCGAAATATAATATACATTTCAACCGAATGTTATTGCAAGTTGGAGTAGAAAAATTAGCAAAGTGTCATAATATTAAAACCGAAGCAACAAAAGAGATTGAAAACACAATTGCTGAACTAAGAAGTAAAATTGAAGAAGTCCAAAAGATGCAAAATAACAATGATGTCGGAATACCTACTATTGGTAAACTTGAAGGCGAAATGGATATGAATGTTGTACCCAATATGAAAGGTGGAACACGTCGTCATATTGCAAAGAAAATTAGAAAAACCAAGCGCGGAAAACGCCATACAAAGAAACGCCAATATAAAAAGAAGTTCTTATCTAAGAAACTCATTACACGCAATGTATCTAATAAAATGAAACGCCACGGTAAGAAATAATATTATAACACACTAAGATGTCTTATAATAAACGCGCGTTTAATTGAATGCAGCCTGGAAACTGGAACCCGCATCCGCAAATATATGGACCGGCTCACTCATCAACCTTGGAATAGTAACATTGAAATCCGTTTTAATCGCATCAACCTTTGCATTGGCATCCGCCATGTTAAATTGCGGCATTGGCAATAAACCGCGGCACTCGAAACATTTATCCATCACCGTATCCGACCAACGAAACGGATAAAAACCCACCGCACCATGTATAAAACTGTCTAAAGCATCTATACCTTTCCATCCCATATTAACATATGGAATCATATCGAATCCGGTTATCATTTGTAGCAAAAAGACTGGCAATCTTACCATTAGTGTGTATAGTGCTTGTCCAATGACCTCCAAGATATAATAGAAGAAACAATAGGTCAAATTCTCGACTTTATGTACCCCGCACATAATTATCGAGTTCAAATACTTTGTAAAAAAGTCGTTTAAATATGGACCTACATCATTCGGTATTATACTTGCAATACCTTTAATGCCGTCAATTCCCGTATCCCAACTTGTCCCTAAAGCATTCAATTCCCCCATTAATGCCTTGCCTATATCTTCAAATCCGGTGTTCACGTCTTGGATACGTCGCGGGATTGAGCTGAAAAAATCATTTATTTTGTTGACAAACCCAATAATAAAATCGATAGGTTCCATTATTGGACCCGTAATTTCTCCGGGTAAATTATTGAAAAAATTGGGTATATCATCTAAACCGAAACCCTCTTGCACCGGTTTTTCGGCAATGAGTGCGAGCATCTCCGAATTCTTGAAATAGATGTAAATGACCGAGGTGATAAAAATAATACCAATATAACATATTATTATTTTATGGGAGTATTTCATTGATATTTTATATATATCTGCGATAATTTATCTTATCACCCTTGGACCATTTCAAGACCCAATTGTTTCTTCAGATTTTTCACGATTCCTTCGGCCTTAGACAATGGGGTATTTATATCGGTCATAGCGGCTTGTATTTCGCCTTGTAACGATAAGAGATTTTTATAACTCTCGACCACTTCTTTGGGGTTTATTTTAGGTTGGTTGGTTTCGGGTGCGTTTTCTCCGTTTTGTTTATTCATTGCCGCAATCAAATCGGTCAATGCCTTTGTACTTTTATCGGTAGATGCATTGGTTGTCGACGCATCCGTAGATGTGGATGCGCCAGCGTCAGCGCCAGCGTCAGCGCCAGCGTCAGCGCCAACATCGGTGCCAGTGCCAGCTTTAACTTTAGTGCCAGTATCAGCTTTAGTGCCAGCTTTAGTGCCAGCATCAGCGCCAGAATCAGCGCCAGCATCAGCTTTAGCTTTAGTGCCAGCATCAGCTTTAGCTTTAGTGCCAGCATCAGCGCCAGCATCGGCGCCATCTTCAAATCCCTCCATGTTGAACGATTTCAAGGCAAATAGATTCGCAATTACCAGTGCCACTACTAAGATGACCACCATATTCTTAGAAAAAAAGGAGGTTAAGAAACCAACCAAGATAAAAATCGAAACGACACCCAATTTACCCTGCACCGTCAAAAAGTATAAATCGCAAATACTAAGAAAAAACACGAAATATAACACATATTTGTTCGTCAATACCTTGTCAATATTGGACAATATATTGGAGCGTCCTCTAAACATTTTAGCAGACAGTTTAGCCATTTATAAATAATATAGGTATTTTATTTTGCTTTATACATTGTCGTCCGTTAGTTGATAATTGTCCGGTATGAATTCACCGCTATAAATATCCAACACCTCTTTTACCACATCCTCACGCTGAATGTCCTTGCGCTCGAACTCGACGCTAGTAATACTGGACGACCGTTTCCCCTTGAACTTTTCTAAGAAATCTTCTAAACCATTGATTTCGTTGGGTTTATCGTATTGCTCTAAATCCCCCGTTATAATAAGCCGACTATTTTCACCGAGGCGGGTCAGAAGCATTTTCATCTGCGAAATCGTCGAGTTTTGCATCTCGTCGGCCACTATCCAGGCATTCTTAAATGTGCGACCGCGCATATACCCCAGTGGTGCGATTTCAATCACTTTTTCCTCCATCAACATCTGCACCTCTTTGGGGGAAATGAAATTGTATAGAACATCATAGATGGGTCGGACCCACGGTGCCATTTTTTCCTCCAGTGTCCCAGGCAAGAATCCCAACTCTTCGTCGACGGAGACCGATGGTCGCGTAAATATCAGTTTTTCGCAGATTCCCAAGAGGAAATATCGGACACCATGCTCGGTGGCGAAAAGGGTTTTTCCCGTTCCAGCGGGGCCAGTGGCAATGACGATTTTCTTATTTTTCTGTTTTAGAATGGCGGTATAGTTCTCCTGACTCGTATTCTTGGGTGGGGTAAACTTCTCCTCGAATTTTCCGCGCTCCAAAGGGGACAGATATTGTATATTTTCCCACGTTTTTCGCTGGGATTTGACAACGGCAACTGTATTATCGGGCTCTTTTTTGGCGGAACTATATTCTTTGTATTCTTTGCCAATGTGTTCCAAAATGAGCTCCTTCTCGTTCTGCTTCTTTGTCTTCCTGCCCCTGCGCTTTTCCTCACCCACCCCCTTTTCGACGTTTTTAAATTCGGCCATTTATAGTATATATATATCAAAGAAAGTGGCTAAAATATCAGCCGGCCAACTAAATCCATTATTTGGTCTCTCACGTTTTTGTCAGCATATGTGCAGACAAAAATGTAATATAGTTATATTATACATTTTTAGGCAATTTAGTCCATCTATAGATTGTATATGGGTTGCAGCGCGCAGAGCATGCGCTCAATTTTCGACACCACCTCCCGTTTTTCGGTATTGTAGGGGCGAATCTTAGACAAACAGACGTCTAACGACATCCATTCCATATTACTCACCTCACTCAATTGGATTTTCGTCGATTCTAAGCTGTCGGCATAATTCATATACATCAAAAAATAGCGATGTTTATAGGACTTATAATTCGACCCCGTGAAAATCTCGTCCAGGGGTGAAATGTTTTGTATATTAATCATCTTCTTAGTCGAATAGCCGGTCTCTTCAGCGAATTCGCGCAAAGCACAGTCGTAATCTTTTTCTAAATAATTGCGCCGGCCCTTAGGGAAGCCCCATTCCGCGTCCGTCCATCGGCCGTATTCGTCGCTCTCCTTTGCGAGCTGGGCTAAATCGTAAAAATCGGAATTGACTAAGATGCCCGTTTTCAAATGGAGGAATTTTTCCCGCGAAATCGATTCCTCAATGCGATATTGCGAAATGGACGTTTGGCTCCCCCATAGGCCGGTCCACAAGTCCTCAAACGTAGAATTAAGGAGACGGTGCTTTTCTTGGACAGTCATTTGCTTTAGCATATTTAATAGGTATTGTTTATTATGTATGGAATATTTGCCCTGCATAAAATCGATGAATCCGAGCGTATCTTTGCGCTGGATTAAGAGATATTCATATTTGCCAGTTTCCGGATGTTGCCGATAGGCAACGACCCCATAACTGGTAATCGGCATTTTACAATTACTATAACAATGTCCGGGGCGTCCACAATTATTACAATAATTTTCGGTCATTTTATGCGATTTTGCTCTATAAATATATTAGTCAATGTTTATATAGTTTCGAATGGTATTAAGTCAGGATGTCGATATATGGGGGCCGCATTACTGGTTCTTCATCCATTCCATTTCCTTCTATTATCCGGCGTTTCCAAATGCCGTGACTAAACGAAAGTATTACGATTTCATACAGAATCTACCCCTCTTTATTCCCGATGCGGAAATGGGCAACAAATTTAGTGCAATATTGGACCGATTTCCGGTTTCGCCGTATTTAGACAATCGCGATTCCTTTATGCGGTGGACGCATTTCATACACAACAAATACAATGAAATGTTGGGGAAAGAGGAGTTGTCTTTGAAAGCGGGCATCGACCGCTATTTGTCGGAATATACGCCTAAACCGGTCTATGTATCGCACCATTTGAAAATGCGGAGTTATGTGATACACGGCGTCATTTTCACGGGATGTCTCATTGCAATTGCTGCCCTATACAACAATACGAATAATATCGAATAGAATGCGATATAGGGGATAAAAATGCGATATAAATATATAGTATTTCATTTGATGCGAATCGAAATTATATTGTTTATTATTACTGCGGCCATTTTGGCGAATATTTATACCGAGGGGAAAATCATCAAAACCGCGCTTTCATATAAGAAATATTATCAAATGGGGGCCATTGTTTTGGGCGCCCTCTTTGTCTACTATATTATCAAAAAGAATCCGTTGAGCGCGGGACAGGTATTGTCCGCATCGAGCGATTATGTCAAATACCTGCCGATTGACCGGGGAACGAGTAATATATTGTCGCCCATCTTAGATTTCACCTCGAAAGGATTGGGGGGCGTCGGCCGTGACGACGTCAATTTCCCCGTTTTAGCCATGCCACGACAGGAGCAACAGGCGACGAACCGTATTATCCATTCGGGGAAAAAGGCGACTAAACGGTCGGTCAGTGAAACCAAGAAGAAATACGTGGCTGCGCAACAGGGGTGGAAATGCGGCGATTGTGGTGCCCAATTGACCGCCTGGTTCGAAGTCGACCACAAAATACGACTCGAATATGGCGGCAGTAATCATATAGATAATTTGGTCGCACTATGTCGCGAATGTCATGGTAAGAAAACCACGATAGAGAATCTATAAGACGCGGATAATATATAACGAATTATTATACACGTAACTATAATAATATGGCAAACAAACACAAACTAAAACAGAGGGGTGGCAAATTCGAGTGGGACTCCGACGATTCGACGAATGCATCCAAGGTGATGGTATTTGGTATAGTCGTCATTTTCATCGGCGTCATTTTATTTACGGTGGCGGACAACCCCGACGCCCTTTCGACCAATACATATACCTATGCAATGGTCATCGTAATACCCCTCCTCATATCCGCCTATTATTTATCGAATTCTGAGACTAAAATCGACCCACGCAACTTAACACCGAAACAAATCAGTATTTTAATCGGCGCTGCGTTTTTAATACCGGTCACATGGTACATTTTCCAGTATTTGTCGACTGCAAACGCGGCCGTTCTCAATTTCTTTGTCAATATCTTTGTTTTTGTGGCGATTATCGTCGCCCTCGCCATCTTCTATAAAATGTTTATCGACAAATTGCGGAGTTTAGAGGGATTTGCCGGATTCATGGTGTCATTCATTTTCTATATTCCCTGTTTGTTGACCGACTTCTTAGAATATCTGTTTAATCAATACAAAATCACTCCCAATATTGTCTTTATTCTCTTCATCATAGAAATCTTGGTTGTTTTGCTGTGTTTTTATCTGCCCCGACTCGGTAAAAAACTTGTCGTATCGAATTCGACCGTTTTGCAAAACGACGCCGTATTCTTAGACAGTGTTAAAACGACGATTGGCAAATCGAGTGATTTGTATACACCTGTTAGTGTGTCCGATACTACTATTGCCAATGCCAATTATTCGTTGTCGATGTGGATATATATTAATCCAGGGGGGGCATCCGATGCGGCCTATACCAAGGAAAATGGCACCGAAATATTTAGCTATTCTTTCACGGATTCTAGTGGCGTACTCCGTCCCAAGCCGCGCATCACCTATTCGAATAGCGTAGAAACCACTTATAATAAATTGAGTAATCAAATTGCCGGTAATGGAACCGACCATTTAGTCGATAAATTCCACCTCTATTTGAGCGACGAGTCAATCGACCCCGTCGAGGTGACCGTCGTGGGTCAGCGATGGAATCAATTTGTATTCAACTATAATAATAACATGGCGGATGTCTTTGTCAATGGTAATTTAGTAAGAACGGTGAATGTCGGCATCAGTCCACCGATGTTTGATATTACGGACAAAATAACAGTGGGGTCGCCGGGGGGCGTCAAAGGTGCCATTTCATGTGTCGAATATAACAAACCATTGACGGCATTTCAAATCGCCAACTCTTACAATTTAAGAATGGGACAGAATCCACCTAAGATATAGATATTCGCATCGGCATATAAAATATAGACTATTTATATAAAATGGATTATACTTTAATCATATTAGGCGCCATTGTTGTCATATTAATATACATATTATATACCTATTTCTCGACGGCGACGAATCGGGTTGCCCGGAATCTGTCTCTGTCGGCTACAAATACACCGATTAAATTGACGAATCAACCGTCCTCATACAATTATACCTATGGTATTTGGGTCTATGTGAATACGTGGGATACGACGAGCCCCAAGGTCATTTTTCAACGCAGAACCGACACAGGAACGACATTACACATTACGCCATATAATGACCAGATTTCATTACATTTAGAAAAAACAAATCCGACATTACATGCCTACTTCTTATTAGCAAATAACCAACCACTTGATATTGTCGTGACCAATAATTTCCCCATACAGGCCTGGTGTTTCGTCGCTATTAGTGTCAACCAAAACTACGTGGATTGCTATTTGAACGGCAAATTAGTCAAATCAGTCAGTGTTTCGAGTTCAGGTGCAACATTATACCCACCTTTTGCAAATGCAACCGTATTGGTTGGTGGTGGGACAACGAACATATCTGGTAGTACAACCGAATCGCAAAAATTCGACGCTCTAATTACGCAATTCACTTATGTCCCCAACTCATCCTCACCCCAGGATGTATGGACCACCTATTTGAAGGGTAATGGTACGAACCCCCTTACCTCCTGGTTCACCACTTACGGCGTCACAGTGGATTTGACTAAGAATGGTTCACCGGCGAATTCTATCACCCTCTTCTAATTCCGATATAATCCCCCAGTATAGATATTTTTATACAATATATAAATATATAGTATAAATGGCCGCATTCCAAGAATACCCGAAACAAATGATGGAGCAAGTGCAGAATATTAATCCCCAGCAGATGGGTCAAGAAATCGGTTCTTCTATAGCAAGAACGGGTGAAAATGTCGCCAATTATGCGAGCGAAGTACAGTCGAGTGTATCGAATCAATTGAGTCAATTTGCGTCCTCATTTAATGTAGGCACCGCCAGTCAGGAGTTTCTGAATTCCAATAGTATTATCGCCCGATTTGTCTTTATTATCTTGGTTTTAATCGTCTTTTTGTTTGTATTTGATTTAGGAATAAAGCTCATTGGCTATTTCACTCAATATTCAAATACACCATATGTTGTATATGGGATGCTCGATGGTAATTCGAATTTAGTCATTTCCCAAGACCCGGGTAATTCGTCGGGGGTATTCATACCAAGGTCGAATAATCAACCGACTGGCTTAGAATTCACGTGGTCAATATGGGTATTACCGACCGCATTTACGGTTCGTACACCCACATATCGAAACGTATTCAACAAGGGGGGTGCACGATATAATACGGACGGTGTCGCCTTTATGGGCAATTCACCCGGTGTCTATTTGACCCAAGACACCAGTTACAATACCAATCTGCACATCGTCATGGACGACGGTACGTCGTCCCCACAAACCCTCGACATTTCGGGCATACCAGTCAATAAATGGGTCCACATTGCCCTACGTATGCAAAACAAGGTAATGGATGTCTATGTGAATGGTACAATTGCTGGGCGTTCTATTATGAAGTCGGTTCCTATACAAAACTATTATGACATCAATATCGGTCAGAATGGGGGGTTCAACGGCAAATTGTCGAATTTGCAATACTATGATTATGCCCTCCCCGCATTTACCATAAATAATATTGTATTGGCCGGACCGAATACCAGTACCAGTCTGCTGTCCACTACAACAAAGACGACCAATGCCACCTATCTGTCGAACCTGTGGTATGCTTCGAAACTCAACTAAATACGGGTATAATATCATATAGATATATAATGCCGAATGATGAGTTCCTTGTACAGTTCTGCTCTATGGTCAGTCAACGAAAGCAGGCGGCCCTATATAATAATCCCCAGAATCGACTCACTATTACGTCGCCTTATCCGAGTCATACCGAACGCGAGTTGAATATGCGGCGAAAAGCGGAAATATTGAAATATAAGAGTATCAGTCAAAATACCAAGTCGAATGGATTTAGCAAGGCCCAATTATATACGAATTTAGTAAATGGTTATGTCAATTCCAATAAAGTATCGCAATATACGATATTGAATGGTGCCAATAATACCATTGCGGGTGGTCTCACGTGTGATGTATTGGGGGGCGTATCACTTAGTAGCTCATCGGATGTGCCGGGGCCCATTGTGCCCCTTTATTTGGACCCGGCGGTCCCCCTATACAATTATCAGGGTATTTCGATGCGGAATTATGCCCTGTTGAACATGGCGCCGGCAACCCCTATCAATTTGTATACTAAGAATACGGATGAATTACAATATGTATTGAGCCATCCCAATATGGCGGGTATTCAGAGCAGTCCAAATACGGTCGAGGTCGAATTGGGTGCGATTTTAATAACGGATTTGATTACGAGCCCACAGAGTACATTCCGTTTCAAGACGCCCGTAGGCATCTGGTGTACCGGAAGAACGAGTCGGTCGACCGGTATTAATATATCTGTATCGTCGGTGACGCTAAATGTTTATTTCAATGGGTCGTTAGTGAAAAATACGACAATGCCTAAATCCTATACGCCCGTCGCCTATTCGAACAATTTCCAACCCGTACAAATTACGGGGGCGACAAATGCTTTTTACGCCATCCAATATTGCGGAAATTTGAATGTATCGAACCTCACCTTAGATACGGCGGCAAATACACTATATCAACTTACCCTATCTGTCACATATAGTTATACTACAACACCGGTCTCGGAAACGGGATTGTCGAATTTAGCAATCGGTATATTTGACACACTGGGGCAGCCATATGTGAGTGTTTCGAAAAATTGCTCTGCCAATACACAACAATCCATCACTTATGTATCGGGTGATTTTACGAATATAAATACATTGAATCTTTGAATTGGTCATATAAAAATGTTATATGACCAAGAATGAATGATTTACAGGAAAGTGAGATAATTGATTATTTTATCGGCGGAAAGAAAGATGAGTCCAAATGCAATACTCTTGAAAAGCATTCCTGCTAAATTCAAATGCCCGTCTTCTTTGAAAAGGGGCAAAAAGGAAAGAGTCCGATATAATAATCGATTGAAAATCGGCATCTGGAAAATGAAATAGAGAAGGGCGACGAAAATGGGGGTCTGTAATAGGGCAAATATATCTTCGGCTTTTTCCTTGCGGTATTTCTCCTGCTCGTGCTTCTGCATTTTCAAATCCATTTTTTCGTCGTAATCTCGGATATAATCGGTCGGCAAGGTTACTTTAGGAATATAATTCGGTTTTATTTGCTCATCTTGGATATAGCCCGTCGAATCCATTGGTATATCGCGTGACGGGAGACGGTGTCCCTGGTGTGCGTGCTCCGGAAAGGGGATTTCGCCATTGACCGCTTGGTCACTTACGTAAGGATTGGGATGTATATTCATGGGAATGTATGCATTACTCAAGCCGTCTTGGCCTTGTTGTGCATGCGAGGCATGTGAGGCATTTGGATTCGATGGACCGCCACCTTGGGGCAAATTCACCGGAAACGAATTGGGTTGGACCTGCATCGTAATATTTTCGGGAAGGTCCGAAATACGCGTTGTATTGGGCGCATTATACGAATTCGACATACCAAAAACTATAAACTAATGTTTTATCTAAAGATGGCGCATGTTACGCAAAAGGGGGAGGGGGTCGGTCGACCATTCTAAGAAAACCATTTTCCGAAAACTCCCGAATCGGCGGGTGCGGCACCCGAGCTCGAGCCCGTTAATGCAGTCGCGTGACCCGATGGCGGAGACCCCGTATGGTCCGCATCCGGTGTCGCAATGTCGATAATCTGTTTCGATGTATCGCATTTTACCGGTGTACGCATATATTTGAAGCATCCATCGCCATGTTTGAAGGCCTTTCCATCGATTTCACTAAGAACGGGACCATTAAATTGGATGCAATTTTTATCTTTGCAAACCTTGCGAAACAAGGTCGCTAAACCAAGGCCCAATAAAATCGAAATAAATACTTTCCCCATATCGGTGTATAATAGTCGCTTCAAATTCATATATTTACATTATTATGATATAATAATAATGTATTGGATTAACGCTCATTCCTGTGCCGGTATGATAGATATATCTTTGTCATCTTTGGGACACCCCACTTCACTCTGTTTATATGAAAAGCACGCGCCCGTCTTATCGCGATATTGTATCAAATCCACATTCTCGGGCGTGGGGAATACAAAGACGGTTCGCATATCCGTCGTGATATAAACTGCGAAAATGCCTAAAGCAAATGCAATAATAAAAACCGGAATATTGACGTATTTCAATAGATTCACCATAATTACATTATATCGATAAAATAAAAAGCGAGACCATTTTGATTAGTAGCCGTTATATGTGGGTTTTCTGGTCTCGCACCACCTATCCATAAAATTGATATTGGAATCTACATAAATATAATATCACAATATAGATAAAAGACAATGAACAATGACAGCCGACTCACTATTGGCGATTTTATGCGTAATCATATTATAAAAAAAGAAGAGGTGACCGCGGAAAGGGGGATTACTCATACGCGAATCGGTGATACGAAACACAACATCTTTGGTGGGTCGTATCATGTACCGGATGAAGATTACGGTACGCTCATGCGATTGGTATTTAATCAGGTCATCCGAAAAAACGTGCCGGAATATTTGACGGAGAAACAGTTGGAATCGGGCGGACCGATTGCCATCGACCTCGATTTCCGATACGATTACGCGGTCACTGAGAAAAAGCATTCGAAGGAGCACGTCGATGACCTTATATATGCCTATTTGGCCGAAATACAGAAAATATTCCAGTTTGACCAAGAAACGCGATTCTCGATTTTCGTCATGGAAAAGGAGGCCGTCAATCGCTTAGCAGATAAGAAAGTGACGAAGGACGGCATCCATATCATCATCGGACTACAAATGGACCGGGCGATACAGGTCCATTTGCGGAAATTGATGGTCGAGCAAATACGCGACTTATGGGACCTGCCAATCATCAATACATGGGAAGATGTATTTGACGAAGGCGTCAGTTTGGGGACGGTCAACTGGCAACTCATCGGTTGCCGAAAACCCGACCATGAGCCATATAAACTAAAGTATATATATCATATATCGTATGATGAAAGCGACGGCGAGGTTGTCGTCACGGACGAGACCAAAGTGGGCGCGTTTATTACGGAGACGACGGTGGCGCAATTGTCGGTGCGTTATACTAAACATCCCGCTCTATTCATTCATCCCGATTTCGCCCAGACCTATGCGGAGCTGAAGGGTATGGCGGCACAGACGGGTACGCAGAAGCGGTCGGCCACTATTCAGCGTCAAAATACGATGTTAATGACGACGGGTCAGGGGGCGGGGCATATTCTGAATGTGCGGTCCGCGGCCGAATTGCAAGAACTCATCGACCATTTCTTGGAATCGATTGACGCTTCCGATTACGAGCTCAAAGAAGCCCATGCATATACCATGACCTTGCCCGAATCCTATTATGGGGAGGGGTCGTTTGCCAAATGGATACGCGTCGGTTGGGCCCTGCGTAACATCAGTGACCGACTCTTTATCGTATGGGTTGCGTTCAGTGCACAATCCGCCAAGTTCGACTATGGCTCGATTCGCGAGTTGTGGGAAAAATGGCAGGGCTTCGACCTGAACAATCCAAATGGTCTGACGAAACGGTCGATTATGCACTGGTCGAAGAAGGACGCTGCCGAGGCGTATTCCCGTGTCCGATACGACAGTGTCGATTATTACATCGATTTGACGGTGGACAGTATCCCCATTGCGGAGAATGAACGGCATTCGAAGGGGTGCGGCGATTACGATATTGCCCGCGTTCTACATCAACTCTTCAAAGACGAGTATGTCTGCGTCAGTGTAAAAGCGAGTATTTGGTATAGGTATCAGAATCATCGATGGAAGGAAATCGATTCAGGCACGTCTTTGAGACGCGCGATTTCGGAAGAGTTGCGCAAGTTGTATTCGCAAAAGGCGTTCAAATTATTGACACAAATGTCGGCAATCTCTGCAGACGACGAGAAATACAAGAAACTTGAGACGAAGGCGGTCAAGTTGAAGAATATCATCGCGCGTCTTTCCCAGACCAATGACAAGCAGAAAATCATGACAGAGGCAAGAGAGCTCTTCTATGACGGGTCTTTCCTAAAGAAACTCGACACCAATCCCTACCTCCTCTGTTTCGCGAATGGCGTGGTCGATTTCAAAGAAAAACGCTTTCGCGCAGGATATCCGGAAGATTGTCTATCGCGATGCACCAATATTGATTATATTACCCATTATTCGCCGGAAAAGCACGACGTCTTTGTCAAAGAAATCGAGGATTTCATGAACAAGCTGTTCCCCGTACCGGAGCTGAGGAAGTACATGTGGGACCATCTGGCCTCGGTCCTAATTGGCACGTCGGCCAATCAGACATTCAACATGTATATCGGTATTGGACAAAACGGGAAATCGGTTTTGGTCAATTTGATGGAGAAGATGCTGGGCGATTACAAGGGCGACGTCCCCCTCACGCTCCTTACCCAGCAGCGAACCAAGATTGGCGGGCTCGCTCCCGAACTCGTTCAGCTAAAGGGCGTCCGTTATGCGGTCATGCAGGAGCCGTCGAAGGGCGACCGAATCAATGAGGGCCCTATGAAACAAATCACGAGCGGCGTGGACCCCATTCAGGCCCGTGCCCCCTATATGCCCGAAATCATCTCGTTTCTCCCCCAGTTCAAGTTGGTCGTCTGCTCTAACGAATTCATGGAAATAAAGAGCAATGACCACGGTACATGGCGTCGTATTCGCGTCGTCGATTTCAAGTCGCTCTTCACGGAGAATCCCGTCTCGGGCGATAAAGATAAACCGTATCAATTCAAGCTGGACCGACATATTACGGAGAAGTTCGAGAAATGGGCACCCGTCTTAGCGTGGATGCTCGTTCAGCGCGCATTTACTACAAACGGTGTGGTCGCGGATTGCGACATGGTAATGTCGTCGAGTAATTCGTATAGACAGAGCCAAGATTATGTCGCCGAATTCGTAGCGGCCTGCGTCGCGACGGACAAGCATGGTGCAGTCCTGAAGTCCGCTTTATCGTCGCGTTTCAAAGAGTGGTATAGAAGCAACTGTGGAGAGCGCATACCCGGACCCAAAGACGTATTTGCTCATATGGACCGTATGTTTGGAAAATACAACGGGGCATGGAACGGTATTCGTATCAAGCAAGACGGGGAGGGTGGAAGCAATGCTGGCTCCACTCAAGATTCAGATAGTGATACAGAAGAGATTATCGAAGAAGAAGACGAAATTGCCAACAACGTAAATAACCTTTGAGGACAGTGTAATTACGTATTATATGAAAATAAAAACAAAGATATTCACGACGAAATTCTCTATATACACCTTTGAGCATTAAAATGCGAAATGGCGTAAAAGACAAAAAACGGGAACAGAATGAACAGTAAAAACAGGAATAAACGATAGTAAATACTATACTTTTTTTTAGATAAATATACAATATATAGGACAGGCAATGAAAGGGCATAATAGATGTATATCAAGATGTTGACTAAATGATGTGTCTTATCGGAGTATCCGGTGAAACCATCTATATTGTCCGAATTATATTCTTCTGTATTGATTGGGCCTATTGGACCGGTTGGCCCAGTCACACCCGGTGGACCTTGGACACCTTGGAGACCTATATCACCCACGTCTCCATATTCTCCGTATTGACCAGGTGTTCCCCATAAACCCTGAGGGCCTTGGTCCCCGGTAGGTCCTGTGTCCCCGGTTGGTCCCTTGTTTCCGATTAGTCCTTTGTCCCCAATAATCGTTAGACCGGGCTGTCCGGGTAAACCGCGCGGACCAGGTGGTCCGGTTTTTAGCATATATGTCTGGTTTGTCTGGTTTTCAATGTAACTTGCTATGTTTTTGGAGAACTTATTCATGAAGTCGATGACACCTGCATTACTAATAGATGGTCGAAGAGAGTTCAATTGCGATTTCAATTCATTCAAACGTACAATCTGCAGAGTAGTCATCTGAAGTAGTTGTGTCGATGATTTAATATCGGACGGATTACTCGTTAATAAACCCAATAAAATCTGCTCGTTAGTATACGTGGTGTAAACGTTATTTGTAGCCGGCCATAGGCTTTTTAAAAAACGGTTCAGTGCAAAGTCTTCAATGGCCTGTAAATTGGGTAATAAACTATCCAAATCAGTATTTACGTTATCAACAAGGTTTTTTATTGTATTTCCTGCCATTTAAATTAAATGATATTTATATATAATGGTTATATTCTATAACCCAAAACATAATGCGTCGTTCATTCTGATATAATAATTGCTAAATTATTATATCGACCATATTAGTAGTTGCTATATAGAAGATTATATGTCCCCGATGAATTACCACCGTATGCGTGACCGATGATGAAATAATAAACAACGAAAAAGATATTAATCAAGAAATTCTCTATATAAAAGACGGCAAAGGGGAAGATGACGAATAGCACAAATAGGAATACCCGATAGTAAATACTGTATTCTTTTTTCACAAAACCTAAGACGTATAGGACCAACAATAAAAGGGCGTAATAGATATAATATAGGGCGGTATTGACAATACCTAGTGTCGTCATACCATTACTCATATAGTGTGTCAACTGGTCGTCGGTCGAATAATTTTGAACTAGCTCGTTTTTATGTTTTTGTAATATACTGTTTTGTTTGTATACGGCATTATATGTATCGGTATTGATTGGACCGGTAGGACCAGTTGGACCGGTTATACCTTGAATTCCCTGCGGGCCCTGTTCACCATCGGCACCTTTTGCACCGGGAATACCATTGGCACCATCATAACCTCTTTCGCCACGCGGGCCGGTTGGGCCACGTGGGCCTTTGTCGCCGTCAGGGCCTTTGTCGCCATCAGGGCCTTTGATTGATTCTCCTGGTGGTCCGCGCGGTCCTTGTTCTCCTGCTGGACCGGGTCTTATCGTTGTTGCAATCGAAGATATGCTATGCGGTATGAAAGATGGCTGAGTTTGTATATTTTTTAATTGCGAAATTTGTGACTTTTGGTTGTCGAGTTGTTTATTTACGAGGGGAGTAAATATAGTGACCATACTAATTAATTTTTTCCCCAAGTCCGGTTGACTTTCTTGATGCGTCATATCTGTAACTTCTTGTATTACGGTGTTTATCTGTGTTATTTGATTCGTTGTTTTACTAATTAGTTGCGTCAATGTATTGTTGTCGTTGGGGTTTTGATTTAATGCATTTAGTAAACTAATTTCTTCATTGTATGTAGTTGCGACGTTTGTAATACCACTTCGTATAAAACTAAGAATTCTTCCTTCATTGGTATTTAAAAAGTTTAAAAGGGAGTTAATTGTCGAACTATTTGAACTGACCGCATTGGTAAAATCACTTATATCACTATTTATTGTCGTAATAAATCCTTGAAACGGTTGTGCCATATCGATGTTACTATATTATATCATTATATTCTATCACAAAAGACATAATTTGGCACATTTGCTAAATTATGTGGGTTACATTATGGATGAATAACTGTCGAATTCATAATCCGTATAAGGTTTGGTCTTATAGGTACTAAATGACTCATTGGTTCTATACATAGTAAATGACTCCTTAGTTTTAACTATACATGTTTGCGAAGAGACATCCCAAATAGTTCCACTGGCACAACAAGCGGGTCCGATGCATTCGCCTAAATCGATGGAACCAATTAAGTCACCTATATTTGAATTTTTGGCCAAATCATTTCCACTTAAATCCTTTTTCTTAGGCGGCGAGAAAACCAATTGGTTATAGTCTATATTGTCTCTCTCTTGTAATTGCTCGTACAAGATGAACATATAAATGATGCCGACTGAAACTACGACTATACCTAAGAGAGTATTCACTGTTGGTGGAATGACCCCGTCTAAATATTTCAGGGCCAAAATCGCTAATAATACGACGACCAATAATAGAACCATTTTGATGTATTGTTGAGTTCGACTGCTATAGTTTTGATTGAGTGCAACCAATCGATTCTGATTGTCTTGGGCCGTTTTAACTGCCGCCTGTTTTTGGTTAAGGCGTGTTTGCTCTTGGGAAATTATTCCATTGATGGAGCTGATGGAATCCGATACTGTATTTAAAACAACCGAATCAGTAGGATTAGGCATACTATTATTATATATATAATCATTTTTTATCAACCAACATTATAGTGATTACTAAGGAGGCCACAGTAACCGCACCCAATATATAAATGATGTTTTCGTGTAATAAGGCATAATTCGTATCTTGCAATAAAACGTCGCTTGTATGGGGGGACGGGTTGTTCTCGCTATACAAAAAGGTCAAATTGCCACTATTGTCAATCACGTCTGTTTCGCCGGCATGTTGACGAGCCGTTATCAAATCGGGCAAATTCTTGTTCATTTGGTTGTAGTCGGGTCCTACCGTAGCATAAAAGGTTGACATTTCAATTATATTATATAGGCAGCTTATAATTTAGTAAAGACATAATAGACTAAACTTGTTGCTAAAATTGTCCATAAAAGATTGGAATATATAGTCGAATCATTTTCGCGATAAATCATATCGGGAATTGACCCTTGAGTCGAATACAAGTTGAGTAGTTTATTGTCTAATTCGGTGCGTTGTTGCTGAATATTCGAATACTTTAGGTTGATTGCATATAGATCCGTACTTATAGTTTTGTCTTTTTCAAATCTGAATGCATCTCCCAATTTTGCATAGGATTGGACAAGTTTATATGCATTTTTATACGTGGGGCTAATACTGTTTAAAAATCCTATACTCTCACTCGTACAATTATTGTCTGGTGTGTGTGTGGTTTTTCCATAATTTTCGTCGAACTTCGAAAAGGTACTATAATTTTCTTTGGAATATATACATTCTTGTATATTCGGATTCGTATCTATTTGTCTACAAATATTTGACTCGCCACCACTTGAATTACTACAGTTTTGTTGGTTTGTTCTTAAATCGTTAAATGCCGCCGTAAGTTTCGCATTCAATGTATCATATGACATTTTATATGTAGTTATAAAATGCCTACATTTTTATTTGTTGGCATAAATATAGGCCAAAACGCCTAATATACCCGCACTCAAATTGACAGTGGTTTGTATATTGGCATTGTATATTTTCGACGTGTTTTTATAACGCTCATCTGCACCGGAATGATTCGTTTGGACTTTTGTAAACCAATCGGAATAGGACCGATTCTGACAAAGGCCGTTTCTATAACAAAGGGCGTAACTAATATCGGTTAAAGCAAGTGGATTGTTACAATCGGTTTCACCAAGAGCTTCTTTTATAGTATTACATGATTCAATGTCGGTTTGCTCATACGCTGTATAATAAAAAAAATCATTCGGACTATATCCGACAATAATGGGATTGACTTGTACAGTTGGGTCCATAGGTTGTATTATATATATATGTGATATAAATGGTCCTATTACAGTACCCTATTACAGTACCCTATTACAGTTCCCTATTACAGTACCCTATTACAAGCAAACACGATAATAATCATAATTCAGTGCCGTATTGCTCTCGCGCACAATCTTGCAGACTTGCCCCGGCCGCATAAAGATGGCCATGGCCACTGGGTCGAAACGCGAAATTTCCGGTATAGTAGTATTGTCGCGTAAATGGTATTTCGTCATGAATTCCGTCTTTTCCGCGTCTGTCAAGACGCGCGTCGGTGGCACCAGTTGATGATTCAATATGTTGAATTGCAGACGCTGGATATTGTAAATCACCACGAAAATCCCATAGTGGTCATACAAATACTTCACCTTGGTAATAATCGTATCGTTTGGCTCCTCGTCAATAATAATGACGAGGGTGTCTTTATTTGTCAATACCTGCTCTATGGAAAACAGGTCCTCGATAATTTCGTCTAAATTCGCCGGCCGAATTTGTTTGGCCGTACTCTTCGCCGTCGAATAGTATTTGATATACACCTTTTCTTGCCCATTTTCATGGGTAAGAAGCATATCGAGCTGGCCGTTGGAAAACATGGCGTCCACCTCATTTATGCTAAATCCCATATATTCTTGGATATTGAAGCCCTTGATTGCCAACAACTCCAAGATGGTATTGCGCGATTTATAAATACTGACAATTCGTGTACTCGATGTGTTCGACATATTATATTATATTGATATAATACAATATCCTTTATTCAGTTTATTTGAATCAATTTTGTATAGGATTATTCGGTTTTCTTGATTATTAGGGGTTTTGACATGTCAATCTGCCCTGTACTATCGTCCCCTGTACTGGACGACTTTTTAGACGAAGCACTCTTCGACGAAGATGGGCTAAAGAAATCCATGGGGATTTTTCCCGGGGAGGCGGTGGCCGATGACTGACCCTGCGCGTCGAATTGTTCGTTCGAATCCGCATGTATCGTATTGTCTTCGCCTGTCACCACATTAATTGTAGGCGAAAAGAGAATCGATGGGGGCGGTGGCGACGGCGTATGTGGTGTAAAAAGTGTCGGGGGCATTTCATTATAATCTAAGTCGGTCGCACCCGAATAAACGACCTCCGATGGGTCCAATACATCTATTACAGTGACAATCTTGACATTTTCGCCCTCTGAGAAATCGAGACCCCGTTCGTCCTCGGTTTCTACCGTGATGAATTTTTGGTCGGAGCTGACCCGGGTCACGCGCCATATACGGTCGGGTATAATATCGCCCTTCAAATAGACCACATCGTCCAGACGGTATTTCGGTACAACGTTGGCATATTTTTTATAATTATAGTCTTCTTCTGCCAGTTCGGGGTATTTTTCGCGGTCCTTTTCGCGCTGTTTTCGGAGTTGCTCTTTCCGATGTTTTGGCATAGATGGTGCTATGGGTCGGGCTGATGCCTGTGGTTTTGGCGGAGACATTTCCGGTGTATGGCTCGGCGGAAAAGGGGGTGTATGGCTCGGCGGAAAAGGGGGTGTATGGCTCGGTGGAAAGGGGGGCGTATGGCTCGGCGAAAGGGGCGACGGATATACATCCGAAATACCCGGAATAAAAACGGGACTGCCCTCGGCGTAATCGGGCGTCTGGGCCTGATATGCCGGACTCACATTGGCATATTCCGGACTATAGGGATAAGCGGCCTCCTCCGGTGGCGTATCTTTCCGCTTCTCCGCCTCTTTCAGACGCCGCTGTATTTCGGCCACCACCTCCTTCGGCGTTATTTTCGTCTTCAACATCAATTTATCGATATTGTTAGAATACGACATGTTCTCCAATTGTTGGATATTGTCGTCGGTAATAATCCGCATCTGAACATTCATGGTCTGCAACTCCTGTATGAATAATTTCATTGTATAGGGAATGGCAATAATACTGAAATTGCGGCCGAACCGCGTAATATGCTCCAGGTGCATTTCGTGGTCGGTCTCGCCTCCCACGGTCACCGTCGAATTGATTCGTATAGGACCATCCGCCATCGGACTCATGAAAATATTCTTCGAGGGATTGTATATTGCGACCATACCCGTCTGATTACATATGGCAATATGATATTTATCACCGCGCTCCATCATCGATTCGCGCAAGAAATTCGATATTCCATGTGATATAACCGTATCGCGCTCCATCTCGCCAATGCGCAGACCACCGTCATTCGCCCTGCCACCCACCGTTTGACGCGTTAGAGCGGACCTAGGTCCTAGGGCGCGATAATTGACCTTGTCCTTCACCATATGTTTCAGACGCATGTAATAGGTGGGACCAATGAAGATTTCCGATTCGATTTGCTCCCCCGTCATTCCATTGTATAGGACATCATTTCCGGAGGAATGGAAGCCGACTTTAGGCAATAGTTCGCCGAATACCCCTATTTTCGACCCCCGATTACTGAATCCCGTGCATTCACCAAAGGCACCATACATGGCACATGCCTTACCCGTCAAACATTCGACCAGTTGCCCAATCGTCATTCGCGACGGTATGGCATGGGGATTGATTATAATATCGGGTCGGAGACCGTCCTTCGTAAAGGGCATGTCGCATTCGCGAACGACTAAACCAATTGTCCCTTTTTGACCCGCGCGAGAAGCCATTTTATCGCCAATTGCGGGGATGCGCTCTTCCCGAATACGAATCTTAGCAATACGCTCCCCCTCTTCGCCCTCGGTAATGAATGCCCGGTCGACCACGCCCAATTGCCCCTTCTTAGGTCCGATAGACCCATCGACCCGCCGGTCCTTGTCCGACGAAGTGGTCATTCCGACTAAGATGGTTTTATCATTGACCGGCGTATTTTCGCGTATAAGACCGAATGCGTCGAGTTGACTATAGTCATATCCCGGTTTAGTCCCCACCACATTGACCGCGGTTTCAATATTGGTGAATTTCTTGTCGACCACTACATCCCCCGTTTTACTACTCTCTTCGTGACTCTCATAGGAAGTATAATACGTGATACGGAAAAGACCGCGTTGGAGTGCCCCCTCATTCACCAACATCGCGTCTTCCACATTATATCCGGTATAACACATAATCGCCACAATGGCGTTTTGCCCGTAGGGGTTCTCTTCTTTGTTAATATAGTCCAAATATCGCGATTTTACTAGGGGCACGTGACCCGAATTGAGTACCACCGCCGCCTTGTCCATCCGCATCTGATAATTGGTATGGTATAGAGAGACCGCCTGCCTGCTCTGGCCACAGGAAAACGAATTACGCGTCACTGGATTGTTCTCGGGGAAAATGATTTGATTGCACATGACGCCATAAGAGAGCGATTCGTGTATTTCGGAATGGGTATAGGCCGACGATACGGACACATCGGAAAATCCCGGCGTCCCCTCGAAAGAGGGGGGATTTAGGGCAATCAGTGTATTCTCCGTTTCACTGACATCGATATAGTCAATAATGGCCTTTTTAGCGAGAAATCGGTCCAACTTCGCCGGATTCGTCTCCGATTCGACCCCCTGATACAATTCATGTAAATCGTATATCCGATTGCTCAATAATGGGTCGAAATCGTCGACCTTTCGGTCATTGAATCCCGAAACCAATTCCCCCCAGGTAAAATCGTCGTCTTCTAGGCGTTTCATTAAATCGGCCTTTTTATAGGATATTTCGCCGGTCAGTTCGTCCCGGTAGAAGACGGGGCGGCAGAGCCGCCCCTCGTCACTATACACGAAAATAGTATTGGAATGACTCTCGAATGTAATACTAGTCAATAGAGGTATAAGAGCATTCCGCCGGAATAGTTTCATCTTAGAAACGACCTCTATAGGAGTCGCCACTGCCCCCGCCCAAAGGCCATTGACGAATACCTTGGTCATGGTCGCCAATACACGTGGCCCGCATTCCTCGACCAATTTCATCGCCGTCTTTTCGCGTAACCATTCGATAATATCGGCGCGAGAGGTTTTCCGCGAAATCCGGGTACTGATTGCCAATGTTTTATGGAGACCAATATTGCCGCCATCGGGGGTGTCAATGGGGTCTATAATACCCCATTGTGTACTATGTAGGAGACGTGGGCCCACAATTTTCGCGGTGGGGTCGAGCGGCAGGTTCGTCTTACGCAAATGACTAATGGCCGAATTGAACGACAGGCGGTTCAAATCTTGGATGACCCCAATACGTTTGGTATGTGTATAAGCGCCCCAGTTGCCCTTGAATGCCTTTTTGAATCCCTGGTCGACCGCTTTTGACTCGCGCAATACCTCGCGATAATTCTGCTCAATGAGCCCATATAAATTGTTCTCATACAATCCCTGATTATAATACAGGTGTTGCTCGAAAGCTAGATGAATCTCCTTCTGTTGTATCGAATAATATTCGCGGAATAGGTCGTATAGGAGCGAGCCCACTATTTCGAGACGTTTGTATTTATAATTGTCGCGGTCGGTCTCGGGTTCGGTGCCGATACTGACCGACAGGAGTCGGAACACCATATATCCTAAATAATACGCTTTTTGGACATAATTGACCTCGCCAATATGGGGGAGGAAATAATCTGAAAGTATTTCGAGTGCGTGGGCGACGGTTTTCCCCTTGGTCAATGTGGCAATATATTTGAGTGCGGTTTGTTGATTGTATATGGAGCCTGCATCGTGGACCGATGGGATAAAGAGGTCAATCATATGTGCGTATTTTTCTAAATCCAATAGACACATTTCGATGATTTCTTTGTCGGAAATGAATCCGAGAGCGCGAAATACGATGAATAGGGGGACGGGTTTTCGCACATTCGGTATATTGACAACGACCTGATTATTTGTATATTTTCCGGGGGCGACAATTTTCACTGAGAAAGTACGGACGGGTTTAGCCACATTTTCACTGACCGACCGAATTTCCCCCGAAAAGGAGTATTTGTCGTCGTCTTTCAATTTGCGGAAATAGAGCATATTATCGCCGAACTTTTCTTGGGGAATCACCGTTTTTTCTTTGCCGTCGATGATGAAATATCCACCGGGGTCATTTCGGCATTCGCCCGCACCGAATCGCATTTCTCTCGACATGCCGTTTAATATACAAAATTCGGATTGGACCATAATGGGGAATTTACCAAGATAGACTTGGGGAATAGTGATTACACGGCGTTGTATATTGCTTCCGACGAGGGATTGGGCGGTGGCTTCTCGAATCATGGCGGCAATTGAGGGTGTGAGCTCGACGTCGACTTTCTTTCCGCGCTTCTTGGGTTTTTTTACAACGGGGGCGCCTTTTCCCGAGCCACCCGCATAGACAGGTTCGTCTGGTTCTTCTGAACCGTCTGGTTTTTCTGACCTATCGACCACTTCCTCTTCTTCGTCGCCGTCTTCGTCGCCACCAATTTGCTCACCATCGCCCCCAATGACTGTGGGTGCCTCTCCGGGCTCTAAGATGTCAATATATTCAATATCAATATCATAATGGATGGTCATTCCATAGGTCATATTTCTTAGACGCGCCTCGTTCGGAAACATATAATGCGCATTCCCCGTGTCATATATCACCGGTTTACCGAAATAGATTTTACTCCCATCCTTCCCCCCGAAATACATAATACATTTAGAGCGATAATCGTCAATGGTGGGGTCGAATCGGGATGAAATCGTCAGGGGATTTTTATCGCGGAATATCTGGTGAATCCCCGATTTAAAGAAATCATTATAGGAATCGATGTGATGACTGACTAAACCTTGGGGATTATCGCGAAAATGGGAATCTATGATTTTCCAAATAGCCGAATTATCCATTATAGTAATCTATAAAATTAGACTATATATATTTTCTGTTTCTATAATATAATGGCGAATCTTAACGACCAACTTTTCGGCCCTCTTAGCAAGAAATATTGCATCTATTTCTACTACCTTTCCGTCATCGGATTCATTCTCCTCCTTTTAGTCCTGGTTTCCAGCATCTATATTGCGGTGACTATGAAGAAAATGGGGATTTTCACCTTCCAGATGGTCTTAGTGGCGCTCAGTTACTTCATCTTCTATTTCCAGAATCGGCTCTTGTATTCGATGTGTTTGAATTCACTATAAACTAAGCGCGCGTTTCGGCCGCGCCGTAAAAATACAAAATATTATATTATGGATATTTTGTATTATAGCAATTATTGCAAGCATTCTCAGAAAGTATTACAATATTTAGTAAAAGGTGGAATGAGCGAAAGCCTCAATTTCATTTGCGTCGATAAGCGGGTTCGCGATGCAAATAATAATCAATTGTATATTGTATTGGAAAACGGTAAGCGCGTTACTATGCCGCCGAATATTCAGAGTGTCCCCGCCCTCCTCCAAGTAAAGAAGAACTATAGTGTTATTTTAGGCGATGATATTATCGCCCATTTTGGACCGCAGGTCGAAAATAAAGTCGCCGTCGCTCATCGTGGTGGGGGTGAGCCTATGGCATTCCAGCTGTCGCCCTCAGGTGGCAGTAATATCGTATCGGAGCAATATACAATGTATAATATGACGTCGGACGAGCTGAGTGCCAAGGGGAATGGCGGCAGGCGACAGCTGTATAATTATGTCCCGGCCACTCACGATACGCTTACTATACCCACTCCCCCCGATAATTACCAACCCGATAAAATATCGTCGAATGTCACGGTCGACGGATTGCAACAGAAGCGGAATGCGGACATCCAGCCTTCCGCGGCAGCTTCATTCATCTAAGAAATCTGGCAGGCCCCGCCCCACCCCGCCCACAAAATGATTTTGCGGATAAACCATTTAGATAAATCGATTGTATATTTTATAGCATAATATGACAGACAAAACCACTATTTCCAGGGCATTCAATACCCATTTTTTCGAGCTAATGGATGATATTGTATCTATTTTCCCCGACAACAATGAAATTTTATCGGCAAAGGAGTCCTTTTTATTTATTAAACGCGGCAATCCGACGATTATTATTAAAGCCTGGTATTTGCATATCTATGTCCCATATTCGTCGGTCATTGAAGCCGGTGACATCCGCTTCTTTTTTGAAAAGGACTATAGTACCGACTTGAGCGGACTTGCTAATGTGAATAGCGTAATGGAAATCATCGACAAGATTCGCAAGCCCGTATCGGAGATGAATGAGGCGAATCAGGCGAGTACGATGAAATATATACAAAATTTGTGCAAATTGTCCGTCATCTATAATGGACTATAAATCCACTTCCAATGTGATACAAATGATATAGAATATCATTTGTGCTTCCTTCGAGATAAAGTAATATGTCTATAATATATATAATTTTAGGATATGTCACAACATGATGATGACAACGACGAATTGAATTTAGATAATGACGCGGAGAGGGAGGCGGACCAAGACGACGATTCCCATTTGTCAGTCGACGCAGTGACCCTTGAATACGGCGATATTATCGAACTCGTTGCTCCTCGAAACGCCGAAATCAATGAGCAGACCTATTATGTCGATTATATCGGGGATGCGCTCATCAAACTCATTCATGTCGCCAATTTGACGGTATATGAGCTTAATTTAACATTGACGGGCACTATACGCGACGAATCGATAGAAACCATTCTCCTCCTTAGTCGTGCCGACGAACGCGGATACGCCCGGCAGCATGACCTGTTGCCACGACGATGGGTCGACATCCATTTTTCGGGGGACATGCCCCTCATTTTAACGGCCGAAATCACCAATTTAGAAGAAGATATGATAGAATTGACGACCTATCCCGACCTCGATGTCATATACATCGATTTTGAGTATAGGGGTCTGCCCGCGAAAATCCCCATTGAGCAGATTGTATTACGACAAAAACCGGAGCAGTTGAAAAAGGTGAAATCGGTGACGTCGCTCTTAGGTGAGGGGGACGATACTGGCGAAGTGGACGATTTAGCCTCTATGGAAGTGACCGAAACCGGCGAGTATGTCATTTCCATTCCCGAATCGGCCGAGCCTGACGAAAATATACGGTCGACCCTGCATGATTTCTATTTGGATTCCGGCGAAGTCGTCTTCGGTGAGGAAGAGGAGACGTTTGAGCAATTAGTCGAAGTCGCCGAGCGCGATAAGAAATATACCATTGATGCCCAGGTCAATAATTTAATGGATGAGTTGCTGTCTACTATACCGACGAGTCAACGTACCAAGTTGGTAATGGATAATATACATCGTATTATTGTCCGATACAAAGAATTGCGGAAGGAATACTCTAAATTCGACGCGGCGGGAATGATTGTCCAAGAGAAAATCCACGGACCCGACCATAAACCGATTGTCGACCATTTAGTGAATATGGACACTAAGTTAAAATGGGTGGTTCCTCAGGTGAAATTGGCTAAAAAGGTCTATTTCGATGAGCTGTATAGGGGTGAAGGCGCTGGTCCTGATACGGACGCGGACGCCGGTCCAGATGATGCCATACCAATTGTATTGGGCGACGATTTGTCCCGACAAATGGACATACAAACCTATTATTACGAAAATCGGAATGTGGGAGAAGTGCCTAAATATATCGACGCGGCCAATAAAATGGACCCGTTTACGACCCCCTATACAAAACATCCCGACCCCGGCCATTTAGTAGCCGAAGACGTCGATGTAAAGCAAAACCTCGAAACCGTTGTCCACAATTTCGGCGATTATCAATCCACCGTCGTGAAAGACGACCAATATGCCCGGCGCAAATTCGTGATACAACGCTACAATTTGGCCGATACGATTCTATTACCCGAAATCCAGAAATCGGGAAAGACGGTCTATTTACGAAAGAATTTGGGCAATTCCGAATCGATGTCCATTGAATCCATTATAACAATGCCTAAAAGTGTCATGACGTATAGTAAAACCGAGCTGCCATCGACCAATATTGCAGAGCGCACGTCTCTCGCGGCCAATCCGCCCCTCCTTTTCCGACTCCTAAATAACCAGGTCACTATCAATGAATATACGGTCACCAAATTCGACAAAGAAGTCGACCACGAAAAACTGGGCGAAAAATACCACATGAATTTTCTATCGGAAACAATGGAATATGGAATCGCCGACACCCTTTTAACGGAATCGGACAAATTCCTAAAGTTCCTGAAATCGGTCATACCAAATACGCGGGCACTGATTCGCCTCGTTCGTCCCTATATACAAAATAAGTTGAATATGGTCGATATTGTCCGCGAATTAGAGCCATTCTTAGTCCACGTCAATGATATTACTTATCCCGAATATATGGAAATCCGATATTTCATCAAAGAACGCCTAAAGGAACATGCGAAAGAGGTCGCCCAAAAGGCCGTCGATTTCTCCACTATACGAAACACCAAATACAATGTTGATATTGTGGTCTCGGGATTAGAGCGGCTCATGAAAGATACGGAAAACATGAAGACCGCATTTGTTGATGGATATCGCCTAGATTACCTAAAGGGGGACAAGGTGGCGCGGCGATATGTCGAATCGTCGGCCATTTTGTCCGATGTTCTGTCCCAAGATAGTGGTGTATTACTGCAAAAACTGATTTCCCAAGATAAACTGAGCTTGGTATTGCCCGACAATTTCGCCGATTCCGTCGACCTACCGACCATAGGTGATATGGGAAGTGTCGCCAAAATAAAGGCCTCGGATTGTGCCCGGCGATTCCTCACGAAAAAATACAATTCATTGGCCGAATTGCAACACGACAACCAAGAAGAGGTCTTTTACGACGCCGAATTTGACGATACGCCCTATGAGATTTTGGCTAAATACAAAGATGAGCGGAAGAAAATGTCGGCGGATGACTTTATCGGATTTTTATCGGAATCGTTGGTCGTTAAACACGAGGTGCCGCCCAATCAGTCGGAGGAAATGGCGAAAACGCTGGTTTCGGGGAAAAAGCGGGTCGAAGACGGCGAATATGCGATACTGACTCTGAAACCCCATTTACCCGATGCGAAATCGGGCGATAAACTGACGGCCGCGGAAAAACGGGAAATCGAGCTAGAGGGCGAATCGCGCAAGGTCGTCCATTATTATAAGCGGGTCAAAGATTACTGGGTGCGCGATGAAACGGTCGACGAAGACACATTTGTCGACAACAATACCCTGTTTTGCAATATGAGCAAAATCTGCTTCAAAAATACGTCGAATTCGGTATGCGAGGAGAACGACGGCGCGGCCGACCGTCTGAAAAAACTCGCTAAAAACAAGCTATTGGGGGAGGCCGATGACCGATACAAAAAGGGCCTCGACAAAATCAATACCGATTATGAGGAACAAATTGTATATGGGATGCGCCAGCTAATGAAGAGTAAAGTGCTAAAGGAGGTCCAGGCTTATCGCGCCAACAATTTCGCCTATGAATTGGGACATTTCGCTAAATCGACGGATGAAATCGTAGAATCGCCCCATTTCCGTCTTCGCGATTATATCTTGGCCCAAGACGATTTCGCCAAGAAACAGCACGACCTCTGCCGATTCATCACGGAATATGGTCGCGAGCCTCTCACTGAGCAGTTGGCCGAATCCGAATTCTGGTTATATTGCAAAGATACGAATGTCAAATTATTGCCTAAATCCGTCGCCGAATTGGCCACCGCCTTTGTCTCCGACCCCGCCAGTTATCAGTCGGTTCAAGATACACTGTGTCGTACTCACGGCGAAATCAGCGACGATGGCGATGCCATTGTTGACAAATATAGTGGTTATATTATACGGAAAATCGACTTCACCACGGAGGAGACCTACGACGACCAGGGTTTCCGCATGACTTCCCATGAAATCATGCAAAAGGATTTGAAAACGGTCATTGAGGAGGCGCTAAAGAAGAAGGACCGCGTCTTCGAAAACGATACGACCCAAATAGTGTATAATATATTCGCCACATTGACTGGTAATTTGGGTATTCCGGGGGACGGAATCGAAGAATTGGTATTGCGTCTATCCATCGAACTCATTGAGACGAAAATAAAGAAGGAGGCCGCTTATCAGAAATTCTCCGATAAAATGGAAAAGGACAAGGGCAAGCGCCCACTCCCCTATAAAACCTATCGGAACCAGACCATCATTTTGATTGTATCGTCCGTCCTTTTGGTCGCTATACAGGTCACTGCGCCCTCCTTTAAACCCAAGATTACGGCGCCGGGGTGTGTCCGGTCCTTCACTGGATTCCCCCTAGATGGGGGTGAAGAAGACACCTCGGGTATGGTCTATATTGCCTGCGTGGTCAATAAAACCAAGAGTTCGGTGGCTCCATGGGATTCAATACAGAAAATGCCCCTTGCGGTTATTCAACGGAGCATCAAGGAAATCTTAGGAACTATGTTGGTCGACCGACCCGATGTGGTCGAATTGTATGTGAAAAAGCGCGAATTCCTCATACTCAATCCCGAGATGGCAATACCGGCCGACCATAGTATCGGAAAATGGGTGCAATTTTTACCCCCCTTGGTCCCCTTTACGGTGGTGAAAAGTCTCCATAATGTGTCGGCGGAAATGAAGGCCGATTTCTTAGAGCTCCTGCGCCGGGGTAATAAAGACCAATTACACACGTTGGGTATATTTAAGACTAAGGTGATTATGCACGCCTACGGCGTATTCGAGCTGATTAATCATATAGTGGCTTCGAAAGACGCCCTATTGAAAACGTCGGCGAATGTCCCCTTCTTGCAAAACGCGTGTTGCAATGAACGAAATACTAAGACGACGCTCGACTATTTCTTAGAAGAAGACGCGGAAATAGGGAAATATTTGAAGATTATCCAAGATTTGGCTGCGATAATAGCCGATACTAAATCGGCCACCACTGCCCCCATCCTCTACCACGACAAACCGACGGGGTTTGTCCGTCCGCGACTGCCGACCGAGCCATTTGAGCAGAATGTGTATAGTGCATTCATATACTATTGCCATTTCGACCGGTCCGACACGGCGGTTGTTCCCCAAGAATTCCGTAAATTGTGCGGGGAGCGACCACCCGGTTATATCCGGTCTTGGTCGATTGAGGAGAAAATCGAATTCCTCAAAAGGAACGGCAAGCGGTTTACGATAGAAAATCTGAATCAATTGATGGAAATTGTGTATAATAGGAATCGGGTGGAGGTGCCGGGGGCCGCCCCCTATTCGGGCATCGACGCACTAAAGGAATTCTTGGAATTCTTAGAAAACAAAGATTCCGAAGTGGTGGATGCGAAATTGCGCGAGCATTTGCTGACCGTTATTCGTGCCCATAATCCCAAGCAATTTATGATGGAAGATAGCGAGGCCGTAAGTGCACTAAAGGCGTATTTATACCGGTCGAATCAGCGAATGTATGACGAAATATTCGCCTTCTTAGACAAATACGGGAATCTGAAGTCGCGCACCATTGATAAACTGGACGAATTTATCCGCCATATTACCACGTGGTCGATGGACCGCGCCCAATCGGAGTCGGGTCTGCGGTACGAGGAGGGACTATACAGTATTGTTCAATTCGTGAAGAATTCGGCCTATTACATTACCCGGGTATATCCGGAGATGATATTGTCTAAGAGGACGGCGAATATGGGCGTCAATGTGCCTAAACATTGGGAATTATCTAAGAATCACCAACAGGATGTTGCGCGATTTATCCAGAAATATTACGAACCCCTTTTGAAATACAACCAAGATACGGTGATTACGCAACTCTTAGTCGCCGCTCAGGCTAAATTGGTCGATTTGAATATATTATTGGAGCATATTCCCGTTTATACGCCGATTCACAAGGGGGGTGATTCCTTTTATCTCCTCTTTGACAAAGATACGGTGTATATGTTGGTGAAATACTTGTGGTATTCGGTGATTTCCGAGTATATTGTGATGACGGATGACCGCGACCTCCTGAGGGCCGACGTAGAGCAGAGCAAGCGTGCCCGCCGAGCCCGCATTGCGGCGGCGACCGACTTTAGCGAAACAGTGGAAACGGTGAGATTGGAGGAGCCCGACGAGGATGACCTCGATTATGAAGAGGCCGTCGATGCATTCGAAGTCGACATCCGAATCGGCAATACCCAAGATTTGAAGAAACGCACTGCGGAGCTCCTAATTTCCTTCTTAGGAATCGATTATGAGAACAAGAAGTATGTCGACCTGTCATATAAGGAAATCAGCGCCAAAATGTCGCGCTCCCGTCAATACGAGAAATCCCTGATTACGAATTTCTTTCGGGATATGGACGCCGAGGAGCGTCGCGTGAAAAACTTGGAAAAACAGTATAAAATGGGTCGGTGGAATGTGGGGATGCAAAAGGGTTTAGTCGAATATGACAAGGCGACCTATGAACGAGAGCGCAATGAAATAATCGACCGTCTCAATAATACGATTGACCCGAATGATGAGGTCATCTTAGCGGAGCGTGATATATATGAATTGGAGGGGGAGGATGCCGACGAGGCGGCGGCGGAGCACGATGGCGAAGGAGTAGATATATCCAATTTCGGGGACGATTATTTAGACGGAAATTACTATGGGGATGAAGATGCCGGTGATTTCCGTGATGATTAGGGTGGGTGGGGGTGCGTTTGTATTTAGAATTGTTGTATATTAATCTTTGGTTAATATATAAACACTAGAATGGAGTATTTGAGTGATGAAGAAAAGAAAATCCGTGAAGAAATAGAAAAAAAAATACAAAAAAGAAAAGAATATGATAGAAAGACAAGGGAAGCTGAAAAAGAAGCTAAAAAAAAAGCAGCCGAAGAAAGTGAAAAGAAAATAAAACGTTTGGAGAATCTTAGACTACAAAGGGGAGAAAGATATAAAAAAAATAGTATGAGGGAAGCTGGAGCGTATAGTTTAGCTAATGAAATTAAAGAAATTAATGAAAGAGGTCAAATAAATCTATTCTCTCGAGTTGAACCTCTTGCTAAACCTGTTGCTGATTCTGATGCCGAAACTGTTGATGAAACTCCTGATGTTGAAACTGATGTTGAAACTCCTGCTGATTCTGATGATGAAACCGATGACGATGACCACAAATCTAGTGGAAGTGGTGGAAAAAGAAAAACCAAAAAATCCCCTAAATCGAAAAAATCCCGCAAATCGAAAAAATCCCGCAAATCGAAAAAATCGCGTAAATCGAAAAAATCCCGTAAATCCAAGAAAAACGTATCAAAGCGCCACCGAAGACACCCAAAGAAATAATCCCCGCATAAAACAGTATAAACCAATCGTAGGATTCCCCCTATAGATGAATCCTACGATTTACGTCTTTTGGACCGGACACAATGAAATGTCCAATAATCGCCAGAGATGTCTCAAACATCTCCAAAATGTATCCGGCGCCAATATCCAATTAGTGACCCCCGATAATTTAGGCGAATTTATCTTAGAAGAAGCCCCCCTTCACCCCGCCTATCCCTATTTGAGCGAAACCCACAAGGCCGATTATCTAAGAACCTATTTCATGCATTTTATAGGAGGTGGATACAGTGATGTCAAAGAAACCACAGGTAATTGGACCCACTGTTTCGAAGAACTCTACCAATCAGACGATAAATGGATTAATGGATATAAGGAGGTCGAAGGTGGGGTGGCCTATAAACCCGCCGAGCACGCATGGCGCGAACTAATCGGCAATTGTTCCTATATATGCAAACCGCGCACCCCCTTTACCCAAGAATGGTACGATGGAATGATTGCCGTTTTAGATGAAAAACTGGAGCAGCTTAGACAATTTCCTTCGACCCATCCACAAGATTGCGCCGAATTGAATGGTGGCGGTGGTGGGTATCCAATTGAATGGAATGAAATGTTGGGTCGTATATTCCATCGCATTTGCTTCAAATACAAAGAACATATCCTCAATACGGTCCCCCCATGCGCTTTCCATCATTATCGGTAGGATAAAATGCGATAATTATTCGTATAGTATATATAATGTATTCGATAAAACAGATTGTCCGTATTCATAAATTGAGTGTATCTATATTGCTGTTTTTGGCCATTATTATGGCCATCCATTATTTCAAACCGGCCATTATTTATACACCGGAGGGGGGATTTAGGCAATTCGGTCTGGGATATAGAAATAAAACCGTTTTCCCTATATGGGTCGTCTCGATTGTGGTGGCTATATTATCCTATTTGATGGTGCTATATTACCTGGAATACTTTTAAGGCCCATTTCGATTTATTATAAATGCCTGCTGCGACATTTACAATAAAATATTATACATAATTCGCAATCGATTTGATAAACGTAAAGGTGGTAATTAGGGAAGCGAAATAGACCCATATAAAATGCCCCGCCATATGTTTCCAATGCAGGTTTCGGAATAGCTTTTTCACATTGATGAGGGTTTCGTCTTGTCCCTGACTCCGGCAACTTGGATGCATCTTGAAAAAGGCGATTTTGCAATTCTTGGATTTCTCCCCATTGGCGATTTCATTTAGCATAAAGTTCATATTGAAAATCGACATGGCCGACATGAGGAAATTATAGGATATATTGAACTGCTTGTTAGTATCCGAATCTATATCGGTTGCGGGTGCCGCTCCATTACGTAGGGCTTCCAATTCCTTTGTCATTCTGTCTATATCGTCCTGCATTGATTTGTATTCGATGGGGCTGGTGGCATCGGCCAATGCCGCGACCGAAGATATAATAGAATCATGTATCACCTTTTGCGCATCATGGGGTGACATTTTAGCAATATCGGACAACCGGACACCGTCTATTGTTTGCTCCGGGTCATATTCGATGGGGCTGGTGGCACCGGCTAATGCGGCGGCACTCGACGCGGCATCCAATACCTTATTCGCTGCATTGGTAGATGTCGCCATCTTGCTTTTCAATCTTTCTATGGCCTTCATTACCGCCTCTCTAATATTGGATTTATATTGATTTAGGACGTTTTCGTCGGTCACCGTACTCAGTGCCGCAATTGCGGCATTTTTAGCCCGCTCCGACTCGGCTTCAATATAGCTGTTTAATACATCGTTATTTGTAACCGTACTCAACGCCGATATTGCACTTGCCGCAGATTCGGTTGGTGCTCCGGTACTATTTTGTCGGCTTGTAGACGAGGCACCAACGGCCGATACTCCTTCGAACTCATTGCTCCTTGCACCGCCTTTCATCATGTCCGGTTCGGAAGGCAGTTCCATATCGACCCTAAATATTTTATTGCATACATTCGAATCCTTCTCAAAGAAATACGTCAACAAAAAATATCCGATGGTATTTTCAAATACTTCGACTAAGAAATTGCTCATGTCTATCAATAAAAAGGTCAGCAAAACAATGGTGAAGAATATCGACGCAAAGATAGAGAAAATCTTAGTATAGTTGTCATTTTTAGCACCCCCATACAAAACGCCATAAACAAAGAAAACGAGGAAAAAGGAAAGACAGACGAATAGGGCGATGAAAATAACGAGCTTTTGCATACGCGCACTTGCCAATATTTCCATAAAGGTCGTTTTGTTCCAATCATTGAATGCATCTGTATTTAATTCACCGTTTAGAAATTTCAAGAGACTGATAAAATTCTTAGACGAATTTAGGCTATATGGGAAAATATACACAATAAAATAACAAATTAAAACAATGGCTAAAATCATGAGCGATAAAATCATCGACGACGAGTTGAGAATATTGATATTCGAGCTCTGGATATTATTTAGGTCCATTTCAAAGATGCCGGTGACATTATTGGTCATATCTTTGGCATTCGATAATGCTGAACTGGCGCTGCCCATATCGAGGCCGAAACCACCCGTACCGCCACCCATATCGACACCGAGACCGCCCGTACCGCCACCCATATTGAGCAAATCGAATCCTTCTACATTCCACGTTCTAGGTAATCCGACCGGCCCAATTTGCGGTGGCGGCGTCTTCGTTTCACGTGATGATTTTATATCATTATCTTCAGGGTCCATTTATACTATTATTAGATAGAATTATGACCCGGCGGACGACTATCCTAAACCCCGGCATGCGTCCATTTCAAATACTTCAATGGTATACTTAATTTATATGGAGGTCACCCCACCAAGATTAATCGAAAATAGCACACGCTCTTATCTATATGAAACGCTGCAAAAATGTCGCCAAATAAGGACCAATACCTATTCGACGGCTTTCAATCTGAGTATATTGGCCCTCTTTATCTTAGTATTTGGCTCCGCCCTTTATTATTGCTATAACAACAAAAAGACGCCGGAGGAAATGCATGAGAAAATGGTGCGTGACCAAGAATACGTTTTGTCTAAAATCCGGTTTTATCAGTCGGAAAAACACAAGGCGACCACATCCAACTTGACGAATTTGCCGATGGCCTAACATGGGTGCAGGATTTAGCCATATACCATCACCGCCCATCTTAGGTTACACCCACATAGAGTATATATTGCAGTATATTATAGATGAATATCCAAGAAGAGCGTACCTTTATTTTAGACGAAAATAATACGGCCCAGCAATCCCTAATTGATATATTGGATACGCTGTCGCCGAGCAATACTCGGGAATTGCACATATCCACCCCCTTGAGTGGCGAGCTCGATTTTTCAGTATTGGACAAAATGGGATTCAAAAAGGTCCGGTCGATTCATTTAGCCGAAGGCAAAGTGACCGATATTATCCATATTCCTAAGAGTGTCGTTGAACTCGTATGTGCACACAATATACTCATTACATTGGAGCACTTACCGCCGATGCTTACTAGTCTCAATTGCGAGCATAATCATCTTAGTCATCTCAAGGTGGGCGGCTTAGACCATTTAGAGACGTTGAATTGCGCCAATAATGATTTGACTGAGCTGGCCGACCTCCCCGAATCTTTAGTCGAAATCAATTGCGAATTCAACGATATTTCCAAGCTGAATTTGTCGGGATTAGAGCGCCTCGAGACCCTAAACTGTGCCAATAACAAGATTATGGTATTGCAAAACCTGCCGGCCAGTTTAGTCGATTTCAAAATGGCCAATAATCCATTGACCGAGGTAGAGCACCGGGCCCATTCGACTAAAGCCGAGGAGCATAAACAGGACGAAGCGACGGCGGCGAAAATTGGATATTTAGAGAGTTTGTCCGAATACTTTCGCCTAAAGGACAAATACGAATCAAAAGCCCGTATTTTGAGGCGCAAGGCATTTACGTCGGCCCCCAATAAAAAGACGGGCAAGTTGAGAGCGGCCAAGGTGGTCCCACCCTGCATCAATTGCGGGCGAGCCGTAGGCTCCTTTTTCGGCAAAGTGGATGAGCAATATATGGCTAAATGCGGCGACCGCGATTCTCCGTGCAATCTTCATATACAACTATTTACCAGCGATTTCTATCGCATGGATGAGCTATTGCAATCCTATCGCGAAATCGTCGAAGAATCCAAGGAAAACATCATTCGCCTAAAACTCGACACTCTCTTCAATTACACTAGCGAAAAAGTATCCACCGACAAATTCAAGAAAGAATTGCACAAGTATAACGAGGCCACTGCCCTATACGCCAATTTTATGGAGGAATATGAGGAGGTGTATCGCAATAAAAGCCGCGCCGAGCTGATTTCGCGGAAAACCCAAGAAATACAGGAAATCTTGGAGCATTTAGCGGAAATGCGCCAGGAATATGACAAGGAGCAATCGCCTAAACTACTGACCTCCTTGGTTGAAACCTATATCGATGATATTATGCCTAAAGTGGAATATCTTAGACAAACCCGATTTCCGGTGATGGAAATGGTGGAGGATGCGCGCGGCCATGTGCATTTGACACAGCGGGAGGTGCCCATTACTAAGTATGACTATGCTTATACTGAGATGCCTAAAGTGATTAAATTCGAAACAAAATAAGCCTATATTAAAAATGATTTTCGAATGCTTGGTGGTTTCGTGTATATTCGGCCTGGCCCCCGTGATTGATAAACATATTGCCCAATTCATCTCGGAAGAATCGATTATAATCATTTTCGGCGTCTTTTATTTCGTCTATGCTTTAATCTTGATGAATATTTATCACAAAGAGGTGCGTCGAGATGTCGGTATATTGAATAACAATTTGTATTTGTATGCTCTGATTTTCATATCGACCATTCTTATTTTCTTAGTGGCCAACTATTTATATTTAGGTGTATTGAAGAATAATAATACGTATGTGGGGGTGGCATTAACGTCCATATATCCACTCATTACGCTCATTGCCGGGTATGTGTTTTTGAATGAGCGTTTTACCTATACTCATTTGGCCGGTTTATTTGTGATTGTTTTAGGCGTTTTGTTATTGGGTCATACATAACAAGTATGTCTTGGTCAGAATAATAGTATTTGAACAATAGTATTATTTGTATTTTATTGTATTTTAGTGACCTTAACACTGATTATAGTTACTGACACCGTCCCAAAGGATATTGTATTGAGTAGCCCAGTTCTTTTGAGAACATATGGCGGTTGTTCCTGTAATCGATGCCCATTTGTTATTAGACGGGTCTAAATAATAGTCACTAGTCCCTACTTTTGTAAAAAAATCCTTATAGACACTGTCATTTTCTGGATGATACAGAGTTGTATTATCCGGTAATATGCCGGTGTTTTTGTAAATGCCTTTACCTATACTAGTAGGAATATCAGGTAATTTACATCCACTGGGGTCGACATATTTCCATCCATCGGGGCACGTACTCGATTTTGGTGGAAAAACGGCCTTTTTATATTGGTTTCTTAACATCACGCCAATAAAGGTAAGTGCAAAAATGAGTATAATAGTAGCAATACTTAGAACGATAAGATAAAAAGTCTCCATATATAAAAGTCCTATATAATATCTATTTCCTCGATGTTTATATACGGCTAAATATATGTTCGACCAAATTATTTCTAAAATAAAGGTATATGGCATCCAATTATTCCAGTGTTTCTGATAATAATCGTATTATAGACATGAAACGGTACAATGGACGTGTGAATATATTAGAGCCGGAGAGCCCCGAGGTCGCATTCCAGATGTTCGAAAAGGTGGCGGTTAAGAACAAAGCGACCGAATACCGGGGGGCGCTTGCCGGTACATGGGAGAACAATGTCTTAGCGCAGGTCTTCTTTTCGGTGGGTAATATACAAATATTGCAGAATGGAATGCGCGCGGGTGTATATGCCATGTCCAATAACAAATACGTGATTCCCCCGCAAAATATCGATGCCCTTAAAATCGTCATGCGCAGTATTTATTTGCAATATGCCAAACATTATGTGGAGAATATCACGCGACAGGTGGAGGAGTTGAATAAATTGGTATTGGATTATTGTGTTCCATTTGTTTATAATGAATCGCATGCCTATATGAAGTATTTGCAGGACCAGAGTAGTTTAGTGGTGCCGATGGCTTTGCCGCAACATCATGACCGGGAATATAAGCAGTTGGAGTTGAAGAATTGGGTTTAACCCTTTTATGAGGTATAGGTCGTAAACAATGGTTTACTAAGATATAGCAAAATCTTAGTAAAACGCAGAATTATCCCCATTTACGATAATTGGGTGTAATATATTCGAACAAATGATGGTCGGTCTGAAACGCCCCCCATTTAGTCGCTTTTATCATTTCTTGGAAACGCGGTGTATTAATACGGTCAACTATAGCATCCCCTTCCAACTGACTCTTTATCGGTAGACCAAACGTAAGTTGGGACATGCCATATTTACCGCGATAATCATTATAGGGGTATAGTCGCTCATTTGCATTAAGCAATACTTTGGCCTGGCCAAATTGTTTTTTCGTCCGATTCTTAGCATATCGTACCCCTAACCCCCGTTTAGTCATTGTATGAACAACGGGAAATCGATGATTCCGGGTTTTGTTCTTAGACAATTTCCGCGCATCATATGTAGATGAATCGTATAGGACGGGAATACCGCGGTCTCGGTCGACTAAGATACGGCGAATATAAGCGTAATCATAATTGGGTAAAAAAGGCCATTCAAGGGGGTCAATGTCTCGGTGCTTCTCCCCCTTTTCATCGATAATCAGAGGGGGTTTACTAAGATTGGATGTATCGCTCTTAGATAATATGTATAAATCAACCCGACTCTGAATGCCGAAGAGGTCACGCGTGGCCACTTTGCCGAATATGTGGAGATAATGGAGTCGGGCTAAATCCTGTGTCATAATGCGATACAATTTCGATTCAGGTTTTCGCCAGTTGGCGGGGGTAATGAATCCCAAATATCCGCCGGGCGCCAAGATGTCCAACGACTTTAGGATGAATTTGTCCCATAGTGTATTATTGCCTAAAGCCCCCCGATATTTAGACCGTTTGGTATTTTGAAAAGGGGGGTTTCCAACAATAATCGTGGGCTCGACTACGTCCGGTTTGACCAAGAAATCGCCCGCGATGATATTGGCTCGGGGGCCGAAAAGCCCCCGCAATTTCGCCACACTCGTCGGATTCAGCTCCACCATATACAACATATTATGGACAATGTGGTCCCGCCTTTTCCGGGGGTCGGGGAAACGTTTAGCTAAAGTGCGATTTAGGCGCGAAAAAAGGGCGAGGGGAAAATTGCCCGTTCCCGCCGCGGGGTCGAGCCATCGATGAGTCGCATCGGACCAGACTGCGGGGGGGAGGGCATCGAACATTTCATCGATGAGTATTTGGGGCGTGGCGACTTCGCCATACCGGTCTTTTTCCATTTCGCGAATGGGCAAATTCTGCGCAATAAGTGCTTCTATTTCTTTGTCCGTCATATCAAAAATCATGTGAATAAGTGAATTCTATATTACTATAATATCGCGACATTTTATTGGACGCGGCTACACTACACTACATTACAAAACCCATATATAGATGTATAAACCAATTATGATTACGAAAAGGGCGAATGGATTTAAAGGCGGCGGCACATACGGTCGCGGTCCATCGCCGGGAACACATACCCGACATTCCTTCATATAATACGTATTTGAATAAGATAGAGGGATATTGCACATATCGCTGTGCTCTTTATTGCGATGATTGCAGGTCACGTCCTCAATGCGTTCTTTTTCACGTTTTTCTGCAGCGGCCTTGCGCGCAAGCATACGTCGGCGTCTCTGCGCCGCACCGCGCGCCATAGTGGGCGATATAATCACACTCAATAATAGAATCGTAAATAGGATGTATATGGTCTGCATATTGCGGGGTTGATTTTATTTGTGCAATAAAAATAAAATCAATTTTATTGGATATTGATTATTGGATATTGACTATTGGATATTGATTATTGGATATTGATTATTTACGACTGCTTCGTCGACGGCTATTCTTACGGCGACGGCTCCTGCGTCCACCCATGACAGTACATCCACCGGCGCCATCACACTTCTTCTTTGATGGCGAGCCCTTCTTTCCATGACCACTTTTTCCGGGAGAACCCTTCTTTCCGGGAGAACCCTTCTTAGGTGAAGGCGTCTTATGTTGCGCTTTTATTGCTTCAATACGCGCCGCCTGAACGTCCATTGGAACGTATCCGGGCGCAGTATCACGTGCATGTGGATTTATAGCAAAAGGCACCCTTTGGGTAATTGTGGGGGCAGAGGTAGTTCGTATAAGTCGAGGAGCAGACGGGCGATATGCCCGGGTACTGTTAGACGATTTTCCCTTGGCAGACTTGCGCGACGCAGACATTTATATATTAATAAAACATAAAATTATAGGACAAAATCGACTACGACAGGATAATGGTCCGAGTTGTATTTTCCGCAGAATTCGTCATAACCGTGATATATGTATATATCGGCAACCTTGTCTAATAGTCCGGGCGTGACCAAGACATGGTCTATCATCGAAAACTCGCTCGGACTCGAAACACAATCCTCGTTTCGGTCATACCAATCGCTAAATCGCTGGCTCTTCTCCAGTTTTTCTGCGACATTGTAGAGCTGATAATAGCCCTTCCAATACCCGAATGTGCCCTTTAATATATCTAAGACGTGCGAAATTGGGTAATTGTCGTTTTTATCTAAAACTTCCGCGTCAAAGTCGTTGAAATCGCCGACGACCATGACCTCCGTCTTTTGCGATATAAAACCCCATATGACATCTTGTAGGACTTGGGCTTGGGCCTCGCGCTCCGCGCATCGGGGTACATCGTCTGGATATGCGAGGAGATGGGCGCCAATGAGCGCGACGTTCTGACCATTCAAATCGAATTCGGTAATCAAGTGTTTCGAGACGGACTGGGAACCCGGTGTACCGGTATAACCGCATTGCGAACCCGGTATAGGATAATCGACGCGCGACTCCGTACGATAGAGTGCGGATAAGGGTGTAATACGACTCAATATGCCCACATTTTGCCCAGTGGATGTATCGGTGCCCTTGATGAGAAAGGGGTCATAGGTCGCATCGTCGAGTTCAGACAACAGCATATTGAGCTCGTCGCACCCCTCGACCTCACATAAATGGAGAATATCGGGCTGCAGTTTATCGATGACATCGGCCACATAGCCTAAATGAGTCTTCGCCTCCGAGGTATTGGTCCAAGTACAGGCTTCACCCGGGCATCCAAATTTGGAATAATAATCGACGAAAAGCCACTCGACGTTGTACTGGACAAAACGGAGCGAGGATTTATCGGACCTGCGGTCGACTGATTTAGACGTATTGTTTGTATAGGGACATTCAGTATCAGTTGAGCCGACAACTATACAAGAAACGAAGAAAGATGCTAAGAGGGAAAGGAAGCGCATTTATATATTATAGGGGGTTATGTTTAGGTTGTTCCAATGAACCATTTGTATATTACCATAAAATGCGCCGGGACAAATTATTGGCCGAATAAGGGTTCGACTTCCAGTCACCGCGAATGCGACCGGAACGCGTCAAATAGTTCTTTCGCCGGGCCTTGTTTTTATGTTTGGTATAGTCTTCATACCCCATTTGTCCAAAATGAACCCAATGTCCCCGTTTAGGGTCATAAATATCGTATTTTTTCTGGGAATTGGTGGACGGATAAAGTTTAGCCGTTTTGCCTAAATATCGATAGGCCATTTTTTGGGCCTGTTTGGGGTCCGAATAGAGATTTAGGCGTTTTGGAAAGGCAGTAACCCTACGCTTCGATGTCACGTTACGCATGTCACGTGTATATGATATAGGTATAAATATAGTACAAATATACTAAAAATATAAAAATATCCACCCAAACTATCTATACAAACGTATCATGTCTAAGAAGGGACAACAACCTCTCGGAAAGGAATTGTTGACCGCCTGTTATTTCGGAAACACGCGACGTGCATTGACCCTTATCAAAGAGGGTGCCCAATTAGATTATTTCACAAATACGGATGAATGGGCAGCGATACATTACGCAGCGCGATGGGGTATGATAAAAACACTGGAAGCATTCGTCGCCGGGGGCGTAGACATAAACATCAGAACACACGATGGGAGAGAAACGCCCTTACACAAGGCATGTCGGACAAATCGCAAAGATGTTTGTATCTTTTTATTGAAACATGGGGCAAATCCCAATCTGCTAAATAGCGAAAAACAACGGGCATCCGATTTATGCGACAAGGGCGAGCTCCGATTTATAGTGGACAATTTCGAGGATTATATGAGAACACATTCCGGTTCGAAAATCGACAACGACCAAGATATTTCTATGGTGTCTTCTTTTTCTTCTTAGTAAGAATCTAATATACGTATATCATGCCCCGTCGAATAGAAATCCATAAACTCCCCCTCACGCCGATATATCAAATACCATATATTGATTTCCCACATTAGCGATTTTTTATCGCGAATTGTCGCCAACACTTCGGCCTTGGTCAAATCGGCGAATCGGACAAGGGCATCTTTCGGACCGCCGAATACCGAGCCACAAAAGGTCCATGTAATAATTCGATATACATCATATGGGACGCTATATCCCTTGTACTTGCCAGAGGCAATGCGCAGTGTATCGTATTCTTGTTGGACCATATGTTCAATGCCCCTTCTAAGACGGTCTTCGTCGCGAATCATATGATGGATTCCGAAATCGACCCATATGAATTGGGACGTATTATAGGGATTCATCTTGATGGCCTTTCTTATCCATTCGGTTTTATTACATTGGACGAACATATATTCGAGAGTGTTCTTATTGGGGTCGTCCGTCACAAGTGAGAATTCGGTAATATCGTCCTTATAGTCATATAAGTATATATCGGATTTCTTAGTAAAAACAAAGGTGGTAAGGGGATATTGGTCCACACAATGGGCAAAATAGGTCGCATATATGTCCTCCTCGATAAAACACACCATGGGGACGGATATAGCAAGTAGTCGCCGGCCATTCTCGATGTATTTTTCAATGGGATTTATGGACAATGTATTTATATCGGATATATAAGCGGTCACAATTGTTGCTTTACTGACTATCGGTCCATTCGCGATTGAACTGTCTCGAATTCTAAGAAATCCGAAATAGTCGAAGTCGTCTTTGTAATATTCCTCTATCATTTTCCGCGCATTCGGATTTAGCAATGAACGATACTTGTCTGATGTAATATCATCATTGCGATTAATATGTAGATTGAAATCGGTATAACCCAATTGATGCATATCTTGGACAAGCGTCTCGCAATGGACAATATCAATATTATGCAATGGATATTTAGTATCCAAGAGTGTCCGAATAAATTCGAATTGAGGTAATCGATGATTGTCGTGTATTGCCGTGTCCTCATATAAAAAGTGTCGTATGGCCGATTCGACACTTTCTGGTGTAGGTAGTTCGGCGTTATTCCTAAAGGGTGTGGGAATTTTCTTATTCCAATATAATTCGGAAACAATGCGTTCGTATGGATGACGAACCGATACAATAATACGTGTATTGGTGTCACTGACCGATTTAGGAAAATAACTGGCGAATTCTTCTGATACGATTTCTTTATAGGTGAAATGCTGAAGGGAGCGTTCATCTGGTACGCGTATGCGGTCGGGGCGATTCAAATACCAACCATACAAATTATGCGCGTTTTTTTCGGGATTACCGACCTTGTTGTAAAAAAAGGTTTCGATGGACGTTCCACCCGTTTTGGGAACGTGTAAATAAAGTGTTTGTATATCTTTGAAAAAGGGCATTCTAAATATCTATCTATAGGAATACTATTTTTATATTATATTGGACCGACATTATTTAGGCGTTTCGGATTTGGCTTTTTTCGGTGCAGCGCGTTTGACGACCACCTTGTTCGCGGTTTTTGCGCCAGTTTGGGGTGTACCTGACTGTATCTTCTCGCGTTTGGATAAATAGGCGTCGTAGGCAGTCTCGAGGACATTGAGCTCGCCTAACCAGAGTTGCTCCAGTGTAGTAGCGGCCAATCGGTCACGCTCCGCTCGGACCTCTTCGCATTCGCGCATAATGTGGGCGACATTCTCCTCTGTCACGGAATCCATCGGCATCTTAATGAGATATTTATAGTCCCCACCATATAGGGCCAATTGATGCCCGACCAGTAGCGCCGTCACCTGCTCCGACGTCTTGCGGCGCAAGTCGATTTTGCCGTCGAGTGTGAGTTGAATGTATCGTGCTTTATTGGATAGTTTTGTATAACGCTCGGAGAGCTCGGTCAATAGATGGGTCTTGCGCTTGCCGTAAAAGGCGAGTCGGACGCCATAGAAGTCGCCGATAATTTCGTCGACCGTTTCGTATTTGTGGAGCTTGCAACGGTCATTGAACATGTGCATATTGGAGGTCGAAAGGGTCGTGGTCAACTTGAGCAGTTTTTCGACGCCGTTTATACCGTTGGCATCCCGACTCGATTCCAGCTCCGCTAAACGGTCCTTCGGAAATTGGACGACAATATCGACGTGGGTCTCGGTACATAGCGAGGTAATGTCTTTGATGGCGGGCGGGACCTTCTTGCCCGCCTTGTCTACGCCGCCATCACATAGCCCCTCTAAGAATGTGGTATATGGCATCGTCCATGTGCCTACGGGCAGCTCGGTAATACGAATCTTGTCTTCGGCGATTGTTTCATAGACGCCGCGCACCAAATAGCGCTGGTCGGCCGTCTTCTGAATGGGGCCTTTGAATCCCTGATAATAGGGGATGAAGTCTTGTCCATCCATGGCGTCTCCGGACAATCGCGCGCGCAAGTTCTGAATGAGGTCTTTCGGTTTGAATGATGGTATATTGCACGAGAACCCAGTGCCAATACCGGAAATACCGTTGACAAGGGCGAATGGAATAATCGGCACGTAGAATTCGGGCTCGACTGCCGTCCCATCGTCGTTCAAATACGTCAGAATGGCGTCATCGGCTTCGGGGAAGACGTATTTCGTCAGTGGATTTAGGAGAGTGAAGATGTATCTTTCCGACGCACTGTCGTCGCCGCCATGAAGGCGTGTACCGAATTGCCCATTCGGCTCGAGCAAATTGATGTTATTGGAGCCGACGAAATTCTGCGCGAGATTGACAATCGCCCCATTCAAACTCGCCTCGCCGTGGTGATACGAGCTGTGCTCCGATACATATCCGGAGAATTGGGCGACCTTGATTTCCGAAGTGAGACCGCGCTTCCTCGCCGCGTACAGGATTTTGCGTTGCGACGTTTTGAGCCCATCGACGGCACAGGGGAGGGACCGACCGCAGTCATAGATGGAGAAGTGCGACATTTCATTGTCGAAGAATTCGGTGTATTTGACGGTTTTATGCGCGGTGTCTAAGAAGGCCGTTTTGTCGTAGGCTTCGAGCCAGCCCTTGCGGTCATCGGCGCGCTTCTTATTAAAGAGAAGGTCGATTTTATCGTCGCAGGCGGAGCCGTCATATACAAAATCCACGATTTTCTTATCGGCAAAGTATTCTTTGAATTCGGTCGCAGTGGACGTCCCTAATCCCTTGAAATACTTGATGGTCCAGGCGTCCAATTCTTTTGCCGTCATGGAGTCCTTCCATTTAGCGTATTCACCCTCATTGTAAAAGTGTTGGACGGCGGACCCCTTTTTTGCCCGGAGAATGGGGGTATTCATGAACGAGAGGAATCCGGGTATGCGCGTCAGATTCGCCCACTCACTGTGAAAGAGGTTGATACAGAGACCCTTGATATGCGAGCCGTCCAAATCCTGGTCCGTCATAATCATTATTTTACCGTATCGGAGAGACGCGCGGACTTCCTCGAGTGTCTTGTATTCCCGTCCGTTTTCTAAACCGAGGATTTTCTTCAAATCGGTGATTTCCTTGTTGGCCGAGACTTTGGCGACCTGCTCCCCACGGACATTTAGCAATTTTCCCTTGAGGGGGTAAATGCCGATGGTATTGCGGTCGGAGCTCGAAAGTCCGGAGACAATGCCGGACATGGCCGATAATCCTTCACATAAAATCAGAATGCAGTCACCGGATTGCGCCGTCCCGCCGTGGTTGGCGTCGATGAAGTTGGCAATACCGCGAATCGTCTTTGTCTTTGCGCCGTCGGTCTTTTTCGCTAAACGCGCCTCTTTCGCCTCACTGAGGGAGCACGCCATATCCATGACGCCCATCTTCGCCACCTTTTCAATAAAGGCGTCGGTCACGGTGGCGGTCGAGCCGAATTTGGCCGAGGGGGTGTTCATAAAGTCCTTCGTCTGACTGTCGAATGCGGGGTTCTCAATATCGCATCGGACGAACAGAATGAGCTGCTCCTTGATGGTATTGGGTGCGACCTTCACTTTCTTCTTTTTCTCGATATAATCGCACACTTTGCGGACAATTTGCCCGAGGATGTAATCGACGTGCTTGCCCCCTTTGAATGTGCATATACCATTGACGAACGACACTTGCTCGAACTGATGGGTCGCGGAAATAGCGACGGCGTATTCCCACCGGTCGCTCGGACTCTCATAGGCGCGTTTCGCGTCCTCTTTTGGGCCAATATACAGGTCAATGTATTGCTGGAAATTCTTCACGGGAACGGTGACCCCATTGTAGCCCACGCGGATTTTCTTCGCGGAATGGTCGGACACGGCGGCGATGTCATAGACGCGCTTTTTCAACAATCCGAGCATGTCGGGGCTCAGACCCCCTATTTGTAATCGGGCATAATCGGGCATGAATGAGACCTTGGTATAGGGTTTAGTCGATTTCACCTTGGTAATTGTGGGGGGACAAATCGTGTCCAAATTGGAGCGGAATTCCTGCACATACTTGAGTCCGCGGATATGGTCGACCGTTTCGACGCGACCATAGGTGGACCAGATGAGTACGAGTTTGAATCCGAACCCGTTTTTACCGCCGACAATGCGCTTCTCGTCTTTGGCGTAGTTGGTCGACGTCCGCAATTGACCGAATACCATTTCCGGAATCCAGACGTCGTATTCCGGATGTTTAGCAACATCGACGCCATTGCCGTCATTGGTGAACGTAATTAAGCCATCGGCGCCAATGTCGGTCTCGATGTATGTGACGTTTTTTTTATCGGGAGCGGACGACTGAATCATGCGAATAACGTGATCGCGCGCATTGACTATACCCTCATCGAAGAGTTTGTATAGTCCGGGGATGTATTCGATGTTTTTTAGGCGAATTGAGCTGGTTTCGTCGTCGAAGACATATAGATTCGCATCGACCACATTGACGGAGCCGATATAGGTGTCGGGATTGTCGAGGATGTGCTCTTTATCGGTCTTTTTCTGATATTGCGTTGACAAGTTAGAAGCGCCTTGCCCGGCACTTGTGCCTTGACCAGCGACAGCGCCTTGCCCGGCACTTGTGCCTTGACCAGCGACAGCGCCTTGCCCGGCACTTGTGCCTTGTCCAATTGGTTTATTCGTAAGTGGTGCACTCATTATAGTTTGTATATGCTGTTTGTGATGTTATATTTATGTCAATTCACCCCATCAATTTTATGGGAAATAACGATATAGCAGTAATATATAAAATGCGGAACATGAACAATCTCACCACCTATTGTAATTACCAGAATAACCAAAAACTGATAAACTATAAATTGCTGAAAACGGGGGGAAACGACCCCACTATGAGTAAGGCCATGCGATATTCAAAGTATGTGAATAATGCATCGGGACAGCGCGTTTTTTATCCGCAATATGTTGAAGCACTGATGAATTCGATTAATCCACCGACAAACAATGTCAATAGTTCGTCTTACAAAGGTGCAACATGTTAGAGCCGTCCACAAAAGAGTAAAACGGGGGGGCGTCTGTGTAAAATGCCCGACTTCTATTTAGTCATTTCATCGGCAATATTTTCCGGTAATAAATTCTGTATAGTATTATATAGAAAATGAAACGACCAGTGAGAGGTGCCGACGGAAATTTCCATCTACATGGACATTCTTATAAGGAATTATTTGGTTCCAGACAACAGGTCTGGAATAAGACCGCGTACAAGACGTCGGGCAACTTGACCCGCTCCCATTTGGTGATGAACAAGTGGGGACGCATTGTCTCGGCGAAGAAGCACGGCACTGCTAAGAAGGAGAAACGTCTGCAGAAGTATGGCTATTACGCGGAGAAGGGCAAGTTCGGCTTCGTGAAGCGCGATACTAAGAAGCGAAGGGGGTCGAAAAAGAGCCGGACGGTGGGCAAGTATAAGAAGTAAACTGCACCAATACCGACACCATAACCCAATAAATAAAATATTATATGACTAAACTATATAATATTTTCGATAAATGGCTTTATTTACGACAATGTCGCCATCCACCCAATCGAACCGACCATACAAGGTTTCGGGAAGTTATTTAGATAAACGTGGTAAACGGACCAAAATCAATGAAACCATTTCATTGCAGTCGGACGATACAATGCGTACGATTAGTGCGCGCATTAAAGACAAATTGAGAAGGGAAAAAGGCGTAAAGCGCCCTATTGCGCTCGATATTTCATTGAAACCGAAGATGGATTCTCGGAGCACCACTATTAACCCCAATAGTATTGTAACATATGAGCACAAAGAAACAAACGGACCGGATGGCAATACGAGTGAAGAGCGGTTCCAAAAAACGAGTAATTATTTTATGGATAATACTGGTCTTAGAAAAAACGTATTATATACTTCGCGTAGACGAACTTTAGGAAAAAAAGGGAACAAAAAGGGGGGGAAAAAAGGGTCGAGAAAGACAAAATCGAAGAGGCGGATGTGAGTAACTGTGCTTTATTTGTCAATATTATGTATATTTGTTATATGCCTGGACAACCACAAGTTGTATGTAGACAGATTTCAATACCTATTGTAAAACAAACAGATGACTCATGTTCAATTATTTCAGTTACACTTGTAATAATGACATTGTTGCAAAAAATGGGTGTTTCTTTTGCACGTGCAGTAAAGATTGACGATTTACCAATGCATATGTCACAATCCGAAATATATAAGGTTTGTGAAATATGTATAGATGATACAAATGGTGAATATAAACTATTTTTTTCATTTTTATTTTTTATATTTAGAAGTATAGCTGCGAAAGACGCTCAATATAATGGCCGAACAAATTTATATTTAGCAAGTGCATCTAGATTGATGCGTTGTTTTGTTGAATACTTGGATAGTGGAGAAGAATTAAAAAATTTTATTTGGAGAGGTGCTTGGGGTGAAGTAAGTGCTGTAGATTTTTTTACTGCATTATCCAATACTTCACTATTAACTGAAGAGGTTAAGAGCGCATTAAAACTTTCTGGATTTGATGTTTCTACTGTTTCTACAAGTAATTTTGAAGATATAAAAACAAAATTAACCCAACTATTTACTATTGTCGACCATGCTTGCCGTTTGAATACAATACATAAAAAAAATTACGAGGTCAACGCGATAAATGGTAATATTGATACAACACTAAAACTATTGCAAGGGTATAATGCTGGAAATGGGAATGATATTGCATGTACTATAACTTATCCAGTTTTTAAAGATGGAGAACATATCGGAAATCACACCATACTAGGAATATATCGTAATGCAAGATTATGGATTAGAGACTCAAATGGAAAAATAATAGATATTGATTCTCTAAAAAGAATTGTAGGTAGTAATCAAGTTTGGCTAAGTTTCATATATCCTAGTAAACCACTTGTGCCTTTAACTGAGTCTTTTGGGCCTTTAACTGTTTTTAGTACACTTGGAAAAGCTAGTACAAGTGGAAAAGCTAGTACAAGTGGAAAAGCTAGTACAAGTGGAAAAGCTAGTACAAGTGGAAAAGCTAGTACAAGTGAAACAGCACGGAAAAAAAACCAATATTGGAACGATCGCCCCTATGGAGGAGGTTCAAAACGGCGCTCGAAACCCCACAAAAAACAAAGAACCAAACGAAATCCCTCAAAAAAGCATTCGAAAGTCCGCAAAAATAAACAAAAACGAAGACGCACAAAGAAAGTAGTAGTCTTACCCGAGCCCATTATTTCACCTTGCGAGGTGTCACATATTCTTTATAATAAAACAATCCAAACAGAGATATAATCCCTATACCATATAATGAAAAAAACACCACAATTAGATAGTTGAACCACGTCTCCACTGGCGGGTAATACAAATAATAATTACTATACAATAGGAAAAACTGGACAAACTGCAACGATGTAATACATTGTTTGAAGACCCTTATCCAATGGATTTTATACAATGTACACATATAATACGAATACATGATGGTGTGGACGAATGAGTTGAGCAAAGACGCCATCCACACCATATCCACACGGTAATACCACATCAGATGCCAACTAATGACCGCACCCACGTGATGGTATTGCTGCAAGAAAATCGGCTTCTTTCCTGATAAATAAATCAGAAAAGTATCGAAAAATTCGTAATACTTGGACAGATAAAAGAAGAAAATGACGCGGTCGAATAGGGGGTCCCGGAAATAATAGGCGTGCTCGAATACGAGACCATGTTTGTATAGGATTTCGACTAGCGTAATAAAGGTGCCCGCACTAAATGCGATGAGTGTTCCATTATGGGCGACACTAAGGGGGTGTAATATAGTGGGCGATAAACGCCATTCTTTGGGGTAATTCAAGTATCCGATAATGGCTACAAGGGGTAAAGCATGATGCCATGCGGTGTTGATTATAAGAGACATTATTACTGGGTTACTATAATACGCGCGAAATATTTATATCTATTACATAATTATTTAGAGGGTATAGGTATAGCATAAGATGGAGTATTCGACTGAGACCAAAGAAAACCAATGGTATTGTTATATTCTAAGAAATCGCTTACCCCAATACCGAAATTGCACATATAACGGTTCGACGAACGACCCTTTTAGGCGATTACGCCAACACAATGAGGAAATATCGGGGGGTGCAAAGGCGACCCACGGTAAAGGCGGAGCATGGGAAATATACGCCCTCTTATCGGGCTTCCCGGACCACGTCAATGCATTGTCTTGCGAATGGCGTATTAAATGCCCATCGGGGAAACCGGGGAAACGGGCTCCCAAATACAATGGTGTAATTAATCGCGCCAAATCGCTCAATGAAATCTTAGTATTAGACCGATGGACGAAACAATGTACGGTCAACAATGCCGATTGTTATTTTCGATTATTAATATGTCAAGATTTAGTGCAATATATTGATATAGTGGGCATGCCGGCGAATGTAGAAGTGGTGCCTGTACCCCGCATATTACCGGAGCATTTAGTGTCGCCGTCACTATAGTAATGTATAGTTAATATATAGATGGCCCTTTTTCTACAGCATCCAGATGATTGTATTGAAGTATTTGACGATAATGAATTAGACATAGGGCATACAGGAGATGCTGAAGTAAACGTAAAAATTGTAGAAACATCGATATTGCCATCTAGTCCTCGTGCAAAAATAGAAATAATAGGCGTTTCATATACACCCGTAAAATCACCTAAACCTACTGGAAACTCATCTTCTATAAATTTTTATTATTTTATTGGAAGAGCGAATCCACCACATGCTGGACATATTTTTGCATTGGAAACAATGGTAAGATTGGCTCAAAAAAAGGGTACAGTAGCAGGTACAGTAGCATTGATATTGCTTGGAAGTGGGCCTCAGCATGGAAACCCGTTAGATAATCCTATATCGTTTGAATTAAAGAGTCATTTTATTGCAAGTAAGTTGTCGGAGGTTCAAGGTAGTTTTGAAATCTTAGAAATGAATAGTCCTGCGAAACAAGTACAAGAACATATATCAGGACAACTATTCAGTAAACAATGGTCCAGTGAACAATGGTCTGCTGTATCTGAAATAAATATATATCATGTTGCAGGGGGTAAAGATGAAGATACAAGTAAATTAGATTTTATAAAAAAATTTGCAATAGGTGGAGTTAGGCAAATAATAGGCGAAGAGAAGCCTATTGCAATTACCGCAACCACTATAGGAATTGACCCAGTCGAAAGTTTAGGTACATCAATGTCGGCAACTGCTGTTAGAAAAGCAGCCTATTCTGCACATTTAAAACAATTACAACAAACAATAGATAATGGATTCAAAGAATTTGAATCTTCATATGGGACATTTTATGATACGTATACAGAGCCCATTTATGAAGGAATAATTGCTCGAGTAACCGAATTATCTGTTGAGTATGGGGAACCATCAATAGATATATTAAGTGCATATTTAACGGGAGTAAAATGTAAGAAGAAAAAGGGTGTTCGGAGAGGTGGGAGAAAAAGTAAGAAAATAACAAAAAGAAAAAAACCAAAAAAAGGCAAAAAATCATTCAAACGAAATAAGAGGCCATATTACCAATAACATGCCCGCTCAATATTCTCGCAATTCTTCGGTTTTTCCGAGACTTTCGGCCTCGACCAATGTTCATTTAGGAACATTCGGACAATGTCGGGGCGCTCGACCAACCACCGATTTCCCAAGATGCCGAAATACATTTGCAGGACACCGCCCACATAAATGGCCGACCCCCCTTTTTCATATATATGATTGCATACTAAGGCGCCGTAGCCACCGCACGACACCAAAGCGACATCGTATTGCCCCGATAAAGCATCGAGACGTTCATAAAAACGCATCAATTCTACACCGAAACCCATGGATTGCTCAGACCCCTGGGTCTGCGGCGGCCGAATGGTCAAAAACGTGCATTCGGGAAAAAGGTCGATGCCATAAATCTTTTCACGTATGGGAATTTTCTCCAAGAGCGTTTCTTCGAACGCACTGACTAACAATATCCGCTTACCCCGGAGAGCAAGAGTCCATGGCTGCGAATAGATATAGTGGAAAATATCAAAGGCAAACGCCCAGAACATCCGCTTGTTCGCATTCGAATTCTCGATAAAATCTTGGGCGATTTGAATACCGCATTGATAAACGTGACCAGTTTTATTCCATCCTCCATAGATTTCGCAGTTCTCAAACGCCTTTAAATACTGGTCGGAATACTGTTTTGACGATACGGAGCTCGATATTAATATACCTGCATTATTCTTCATAGTTCTGATAGTTTTGGGACTATTCACATACTCCGCGATTTGCTGCTTGACCGAGTAGTCAATTGGCATATGCAATAGTCTCATATAAACGGCGAAATTCGTCTCTATACATGAAATTCTGGGAATGACAAATGGTTCGGATTTAGCCATTTTTTCCGATACATAATCGAAGAGTAGGCGATTGTCGTCCATTCGGACTTGTTCGCCGGGGGTTTCCCATATATCCGTATATTGTATTATAGCGGGTTTTACAAAAAGATAGGGGTCGGGTATTTTATCTTTGCGCGTATAATCCCGGATATTGGTTGTATGATAATGGTATGTATTTATGAAAACGGGGTCATTGACTATTTCATATCCTAAGACAAAGAGTAAATAGATGAGTTTATTATCGCATCCCGGTTTACCCAATTCGAATTGGAAATGCTTTTCCCAAGATTCGGCAAGGGGAAAATTCGAATGGAAAATCCACGTATCTTGGGAATCGGCGCGTGGTCCTAAGATGGGCGATTTATCTACTTCGGCCGCATTATATTCCAATCTTAGAATAGCCATCATTTTTTTCGCCAGTGGTAGGTCCGAACTTTTCAAATTGCCGAGGGTGGCATTGAAGAAAATATCCGAATTCACTAAGATTTGGAACCCTTTTAGGTCAGCAGTTCGAACATATTTGAAGAAATCGGAATATCGGAGGCGGCGGCCGATGTTTACCTGCACCACCTTTTCGCTCTTCGAGGCCGGTCCACCCAATTCGGCGTCGGTATATATGCGCTCACCCAATAGATGAATCTTAGTAATATGGGGGTTTAATATATTTTGCCTAAAGCATTCGCGAATTTCACTCGCCCGTCTCGTATCCGGATGAATAAAGTATTGCATAATCAAATGTATATTGTCCTTGTCATCGCCATTATAGGGAGGGTCCGCAATAGTGGCCGTGTTCGATGCGACAAAAATAAACATATTTAGGAATATATGTTTATTTGTATTTATATTGAAACCCCTAAATATTTATATATCGATGTGCTGATACGTGATATATTGGAAGGGTATGTCCGTTTTCATCGATTTATAAACCGGCGTCTGATTGGTTATTACATATTCGTCTAAATTGCAATCAAAGGTTGTATAGGATGAATCGTGGGATGTATCGGTCGAATCCACCAACATCTTAGTAATATGCATAATATGGCAATATCGACCAAGATGGGAATAGATTTCGCCGCCACCAATAATAAAGACGCGTTTTCCCGTTTTGTTTTGTATATTGACTATAGTATTGACTGCATTTTCCATATCGGTACAAACGACCCCCTCGGGAACTGCTAAATGGGCGGACCGCGTAATAACTATATTTAGGCGATTTGACAATGGTCGATTATTTTTAGGTAGACTGTCGTATGTTTTTCGACCCATTACGACTATATGGTCCGTCGTCAACCGTCGAAAACGGGCTAAATCTTCGGGTACTTGCCACGGCATTTTACCGTCTTTTCCAATAACATTGCGAATATCATGGGCGACGACGAGCTCAAAGTTTAGTATCATGAATGCGAATATAGTTCATATAGGATTGTATTTATACACATAAAAAATATATATAATCTACTTCGACCCGGACCCGTGCCCGGACCCAAGCCTATGTTTAAGCCTATTATCTAACAAATATAGCGAAGGGGGGTGGGGTTAAACTGGTTGTATAAAGGAAACCAATTTCAATATCAAGACGGGTGCAATGAGATACAGACCGACGACGAGACACCAATCTTGGAATGTTTGTGGAAACATCTCTGGCAAGGACACTGGTAGTTCGTCCATTGCATCCTCGAAATGGTCCGAAGGCACGTAGTCCATCGACGATTCCGACTCAAAGTCTGTATATCGAATCAGCCCCATTAGTTTTGCAAACTGGTGCG